CGTAGTAGAGATGATGATACTGAAGAAGAAACTGGTTGTAGAAGTAGACGTAGTAGAGATGATGATACTGAAGAAGAAACTGGTCGTAGAAGTAGACGTAGTAGAGATGATGATACTGAAGAAGAAACTGGTCGTAGAAGTAGACGTAGTAGAGATGATGATACTGAAGAAGAAACACCACGTAGAGGTAGACGTCGTGAAGAAGAAGATGATATGTCTAGTAGAGGTAGACGTGGTAAAGATGATGATACTGAAGATGATACGTCTAGTAAGCGTAATGACGAAGGTGAAGAAAGTGGTGATGAAGATAGTTTACAAAATCGTTTAGCACGTAAAATGGAAGCAAATAAAGAAGATAATAAAGATAAAGACGTTGAGAAAGATGCCGATAAAGAAGAAACACCTCGTAGAGGTAGACGTGGTAGAAATGATAATTGATGACACTGTATAGAGATTTTTAGGAGTACTAATTGTGCCAACATTAGATGAGTATATTAAGAAGATAAAAAGCAGACTTCCAATTGATCAATTCAACTTAAGTGAAGAGTGCGTGAAGCAGCCAGATTTGTATGCAGATATTGGAACGTTAGCTGCAGAGATGAGAGATGATGCACATAAATGTAAAGATAATTTTGAATTTGTTTGTGCAGATTTAAAAATGCAAATAAGAAGTGATCCAGAAAAATTTGGTGTAAAGAAAGTTACCGAGGGGTCTATATCAGAAGCGTTAATACTGTGTAAAAAATATAGTGAAGTGCAGAACGCATATAGAGAATCTGAACTTATTTCATCAAAAATGAGTGTACTATTGTCAGCAGCTGAACAGCGTAAAAGTATGTTACGTGATTTAATATCATTGTATATTCATTCATATTATACTGATGAGAATAAAAAGCCGATTGCTGGAATAGAAAAAGATCGTATTACTGATATTGCTGAAGATAACATTGCTAATATGCATAAAGGTAATGAACAATAATGGCAAGACGCAGAAGAAACGAAGAAATTAATAGTGCACTAGATGATGCTATTGCTGAACCAGTTATAGTAAAATTACTTAGTATACGTAATTGGTTTTCTACGGGCTGTACTTTATTAGATTTGGCTATATCAGATTATTACCCTGGAGGCGTACCTGCTGGTCGTTATATACATATTTACGGTGCAGAAGCCACGGCAAAAACTGTACTTGCGATGACGATTCTTGGTTCTGCTCAACGAAATGGATTGAAGACTTTTTTTAATGATGTTGAGAATACTTTTGATGAACAGTGGGCGCGCCTTTTTGGGTTACAATGTGATGATTCAAATAAATGGAATTTAACTGCTTCTAAGTCTATTGAGGATTTTTTTGATGAATATTTGAATATTATTTTGGAGGATAAAGATGATGTAAAGAAAGTAATAGCTGTAGATAGTTTGACAGCAATGCCCTCTGAAAAAGAGTTATCTGAAGATATGACAGATTTAGGATTTCAGGCAACACGACCAAAGCAGATTGGATTAGGTTTGCGTAAGTACATGATGTCAGTTGCGAAATCTGATACCACAATTATATTTATAGATCAGACACGTGATAATATTGGTGGATATGGTGAGCGTGTTTCAGGTGGGCGCGCTCTTCCTTTTTATGCTTCTGTTAGAATTCATTTATTTTCTGGTGAAAAGATAGTTAATAAGTTTGATAAAGAAATCGGTGTATGGATTAAGTTCAAGATTGAGAAAAATAAAGTAGCTGCTCCATACAAAGAAGGAAGATTTAAAATACTATGGGATTATGGTATTGATAATATTGCAACTAATCTTGATTTTATTGCATCAAATTCTGTTTTAGAAAAAGATGATTCAGATAAATCAGATAGACGTAAAGGAAAAAAGAAGACAGGTTGGTATTCATTTAATGGTATTAAGAAACGTTTAAACGCCATGATTGATTACATTGAAGAAGAGAAGTTAGAAAAAGAATTAGATAAAGAAACAGCAGACTTATGGTTTGAAATACATAAGCCTGAAAAAAGAAAAGCGAGGATCTGGTGACAACACTTTATTTAGCTAATCCATTTGTTTCTAGAAAGGCAACTAGAGAATGGGAATTGTGCTTTGAGAAAGAAACTGGTACAGATTTAATTAATCCATTTTATGATACAGAACGTACAGATATTTTAGATATAGATGCAGGTAGAATGGACAGATATGCTGCTGATCCTGATATAATAGTTGATCACGATGTTGGTTTAATTAAGAAAGCAGATGGAATACTCGCAATAGTCGATGGATCTACATCTGTTGGAACAATCATGGAAATAGTATATGCATTTATAGATAGTAAATTAGTATACTTGATAGTAACAAATGGTGAAGAGAATCATCCGTGGTTACGTTATCACGCTACTAAAGTATTTACAAGTTATACAGAAGCGTTAGGTTTTTTTACAACAGAAAAAGGATTATCATGAGTAGACTAGTTATTGGTTTAGATTTATCATTAAATCATATTGGTGGCGTTTGCTTTTATAATAATTCATCAGATTATTCTGATGTTAAGTGGGCGTACATATCTAATACAAAAAAAGAAATTAACATAAAAACTAGTTCTGTATATACTAAATATCTTCCATCACGAATAACCAATAAAAAATTAGATACATATGAAGATATAGATAATTATGGCGTTTTTAGATTGAGTTATCTTAAGCGATTAATATATGATATGTTGTTACACTTTTGTGAATTGAGTACTGGTGATAGTGATGACATATACTTTGCGATAGAAGGATACTCATATGGATCTAAATCAAATTCTACATATCAAATAGGTGAATTAGGTGGTGCTGTTAGAGATATATGTTATCTGTTTGGTTGTATTAGAATTCATGATCCGTATAGTATTAAGTTATGGGCAACTAATAAAGGGAATGCGAAGAAGCGAGCTATGTATAATGCTTATACTAAATACTCAGTTTGTTTAGATGATATACATAAATTAATTGAAGAAGGTAAAGATGATTTAAAAGGTGTAGGTACTGATGTTATTGATGCATTTTGGTTGGCAGACTTATTACGTGTTGAATTAGATATAAGAGATGGAACGCTTCAGTTAACAGATTTGAGTGAAGGTCAGCGCCAAGTATTTTTAAGAACAACAAAGACGTATCCTATAAATATGTTAAACAGACCATTCATAAAATATAGAGATGCAATTTGTAAGTAGGAGATATTGTGGTAAGAGCAAAGGATAAAGTAAAACAGAGTGTAAGTATTCCTTCTACTTGTACACGTAAGTTTAAAAATGCAAAAGAAGCGTGGAGGTTTATTACAAAAGGAAGAGTAGTTATTCCAGAATATAATAAGTGGTTGGGTTGGCTTAGTTATAAAATGAACGCGAGTAAGTAGATGTTTAAGAAATTATCTATTACAAATTTTCAATCTCATAAAGATACATTTATTACTTTTGATCCTGGTATAAATGTTATTACAGGTACGTCTCGCTCTGGTAAGACGGCTGTACTGCGCGCACTTCGATGGTTATATGAGAATAGACCTAGAGGTAACAACTTTATTCGCCATACAACTACTCGTGCAGATGTTATACTTTCTGTAGATAATAATGATAAAGAAGTCATGGTTGCGCGTGTTAGAGATAAGAAAGATAATTGTTATATTATTAATACTTCATCTAATATGCTTGCTGTAGATGACGTGAAGTACGAGGCTCTTCGCGGTACTGTACCTGAGGAAGTATCTGAAGTATTAAACATATCTGATATAAATATACAATCTCAGTTTGATCCATATTTTTTGATATTAGATACACCAGGATCTGTTGGGCAGTACGTTACAAAGATAACAAAACTGGATGAAGTTGATCAATTATTGCGTAGGTTTTCTTCTAAGATACGAAAGACTGAAGAAATAATAACAGCTGTTGATAATAGTGTAGATGAGTGTAATAGTAAATTAGATGAGTTAGACAGAATAGATTTTAAGAAGTATGCGTACAGTTTAAGTGTGTTTAAAACAGCATCTAGTAGAATAGATGATATTACAAGTTCACTGTTAGAACTAACAAAATTAATTAATTCTACTAAAAGTGCGTTTAAACAGTTAGATAAAATAGATCCAAATATAGAATATGTGATACGTGATGCTAATACTGTTTTATTATCATATAGTGATATAGATAACGATTTACGTGCAGTACAGGATTTTGTATATACATATTCAGATATAGACAAAGAACTAATAAGTATACCAGATAATATAGACGCCGCTTTGGTTAATGGAAATAAAGCATTTGATTTGTGCGCGCAATCTATACTTAATTATGGTACAATTAGAGTAGATATAAATAAAGTTAAACGTATTGAAGATGAATTAGAATATATTCCTAAAGACATTAAAAAAGTTGTTCATCATGGAGATAAAGTTTTAACAGCTATTTTAAATAATGTATCTAAAATAAATATGCTGTATGGCTATATTAATAATACAAAGTCATTAATTGATAAATATGAAAGTAGTAGTAATGAATACAGCGTTTTGTGTGTAAAGAAGACAGAGTTAACAAATAGTTTAACAGTATGTCCTATATGTTGTCAAGAGTTGGTTGAAGATAGTTCATTAGAAAACGTATTAGAGAATTATTGATATGGCAGTAATAGGAACAGATTTTAAAATAAGTAGAAATAAAACTTTTGAAGTAGAGATTGGTTGTGAAAAGCCTGTTTGCTTTTTATTATCATTTAAATTAAATTTTAGAGAAGATCACGCCGGATTATACATTATGTTTAATTTTTTTACTTTTTTTACATATATTAGTATTTACGATAATCGTCATTGGGACTATGAAAAAAATGAGTGGTGTACTTATGAGAAATAAATGTTATCAAGGTGGTGAACGCCATAATTTTGAACCAAGATATGATGAACAATCAGTAGAATACGTTGGCGATTTAAGTTTTAAATGGACTACTGCTAAAGAAATCAGATCTTTTTTCTTTTATAAAATTTATTTATATGATATATATATGTGGTGTGGTAAGAAGGTAGAAAGATGAGATTATTAATACTAGGTGATACACACTTTACAACTAAAGCACCTGCTCGTCGTATAGATGAATACTATGCTACGCAGTTGAATAAGTTTGAACAGGCACTGAAGATATATAATGATAAAAATTGTGATATAATTATTCAAGTAGGTGATTTGTTTGATTCACCATACGCGAGTGATTTAGTTAAAGTAGATCTTATTAAGTTATTAGATGTATATTTAAGAAATCCAATGTTATGCGTGTATGGGCAGCACGATATTTTTGGACATGCTGCTCAATCGTTTAATAAAACTCCTATGGCTGTATTAGAAGCGGCAAACTATATATATGTGGTGCGTGAGAATGGTTATATTTCTGAAGATACTTGTGTACAAGGAGCATCTTATGGAGAAGAGATACCAGCTATTCATAAGAACACATGCGATATGTATAATGTATTAGTGATACATGAAATGATAGGTCCAAAGGATCTGTACCCAGGTCAGAATATTATGAAGCCAAGGAGTTTTTTAAAGTCATATGATTACGATTTGGTTTGTTGTGGCGATTATCACTATTCATTTATAGATAAAATTGGTGATAGGATTATATTAAATCCAGGAGCATTACTTCGTAAGACAATCAATGATAATGATTTAAAGCATAAGCCTTGTGTTATGATAGTAGATACAGAGGAACGAACTGTTGATACTATATATTTAGATATTAAAGACACTGCAGAAGTATTTGATTTATCTAATACAAGTGTGAAAAATAAAGATGAAGAAGTAATGGAGTTTATTAATCAATTAAAGAAGCAGCAAGGTATAAACATTACATGGCAGGATTTATTAGAAAAAGTACTTGATGAGAAAAAAATAGGTAAAAAAACTCGAGATATAGTATATAATGAAATAGAGGAGATGCACAGTGAAAACTGACGAATTGATTCATAAAGTAAAAGAATGTTCTAGAAAGTTAGAAGAACTAAAGTTAAAGCGAGCTAATTTAGTTGGGCAAAGAGATCGGTTATTAGAAGATTTAAAAGATAAGTTTGATGTTACTTCAATAGAAGATGCAGAGAAATTGGCTGAGGAGTTAGAAAAAGAATTAGATGAAAGTAAACAAACATTAGAAGAATCTAGAGAAATAATGGATGCGATTATTGAAAAAGCAGGCACAGAATAATGAATGTGTCTTATTATAATAAGTTTATTGTTGAAAAAAATTATCAAAAAAAATCTTTAAAAGAGTTTTTCCTTTCTGAAATGGAGAGAAAGTCAGAGGCTGAAGAGTCTCTGGCTACTCTTCATGATATACGTGAAGTAATTAATATAACTAGTGTATTATCACAGGAAAAACTAAAGGATATTATTGAAGGATTAGTAAATCAAGCAATGCAGCCTGTGTTTGGGGAAGATACACGCTTTGAGATAGAGGGAAAGATTCAAAGAAATCAGCCTGAAATACTTCTTCATTTAGATGTAAATGGTAATAAAGTTTCATTTAAGGATGAAGAAGCTGGAGGTATGCTTGATATTATATCATTTGCATTACGAATTGTATTTTGGGCTATTTCTCCTATTCGCAATAGTAATACTATTATTTTAGATGAACCTGGAAAGTTTATCTCAAAAGATTTGTTAGAGTTGTTTGGACAAACAATTAAGCATTTGAGTGAGCAATTAGGATTACAATTTATTATTGTTACGCACGAAGATCAGTTATCTGATATTGCAGATAAAACGTTTTACGTAACTAAAAAAGATGGTATAAGTAATGTTGAAGAAGTACACTAATGAGTAAAGAAAATAAGTGGGTAAAAACAAAGAGGTATGGATGTGAAAATCCATCTTATTATGAAAACGCATTTTACGATGGGTACATTCAACGGTATAAGAAAGGAAGCTGGTTTTTTGATATTCGTATAGTTGGTAAAAATATTAATCTTTATGGGAGTAAATCTCTTAAAGAGGCTAAAAGAATCGTTAAAGAAATAGCAAAATTATTAAAAAGTAAAAGAAAATAAGTGGGTGCTGATAAAAATTTTAGTTTCTTTTTAGACGATTTGTATGGAGAATAAAAATGTTAATAAAAACTTAGACAGCTGATTGATAATTAGTATTAGTACTATAAGTTCTACGGTAGAACACAGCACTCACTTATATTTTTGGAGATAATACGTTGTTAACAAATTTTTGTTCTAAGTGTAATAATTATGAAGGTTTAGATGCAGAAGCACTTGATATACCCTTTTACTGTACAAAATGTGGTGTATTAAAGTTTCCATACAAAGCATTGTACGGTGTTGTTTTTTTACATCAGATTAAAGAACCATCTAAGTACGAAGGTTCAAAGTTATATATACCTGAAAATTATCGTATTCATTATAAAAAAGGTATTGGTATTATATTATCAGTAGGATGCGGCAATAAAGATAAGAAGACTGGTAAAATAAAACAACATACATTGTGTGATGGTTTACTTGTTGGGTATGATAAAGATGTACCTTGGTCATTACCAATAATAGGTACTGATGGTAAACTACATAATGTTATTGTTTGTAATGTAGAAGATGTATACGCAGAGATAGAGCAATGAAAATACAATTAGAAGGGTTTAAACATTATGATTAAACACTGTGGAATATGTAAATTTTTTAAAACTCAATTGTGTAAGTATTATGAACTTACTTCAGTTTCCCCTCCATTTTGGGCACCATTAAAATCTCAACTAGTTGGCATAGGTGATGGGCGTACTTGTGGCGCTTTTGTTGTAAGTGATATAGAATGGCTGGATAAAAATCCGGATGAGCTTATGTGCTTTGTTTTAGTTAGATATCCGCATGGGATACGATGTTCAGTATGCGGTACAGCTTTTGTAGATCCTATTTTAGAACAGATTTTTGGATTTATTTTCGATGATTTAGATGGAACAATGACTTGTAGTCATTGTGGTAGTTGTGTTAATTCTGCTTGGGAAATTATACCTGAAAACGTAGTAATTTAAATGATTGAAGAGAATTTTAATATAGAAGATGTATATGCAGAAATTGAGTATGAAAAAGCTAAATTTTCAGATATTTTTAAGTAAGTAGAGGTACTGGATTAGTATGAGTAGAAAAAAGATAGTAGGATATGTATTATTTGTAGTTCCAGTTACGGTTTTTGTTTTGTATGTTCTTAGTATAGTATGTTGGTGGTATCCAATAGTATTTATATGTATAGACTTATGGGCTCTTGCCTGTTCTGTTTTGTTAGCAGGAGATTAATATGATTATTAAAGAAGAGTTGGTTTGTTCAGATTATGAAGTATATAATACTTTTGTGTCTGAAATAGATACATCAAAAACAAAAGAAGTTTGCAAATCTGTCGATTGTCCGCATTGTAAAACAGAGATACCACATAAGTTTATACATGGTGTTACGCTTGTGTGTTCTTTTTGCGGCTTACGTATGACACCGTATGGAAATAGGCTTGATTGTGAGTTAGAAAAATGAAAATGTATCCGTGTAAATGGTGTGGTGGTTACACTATTCATTATTTTTGTTCTTTGAAGTGTAGAATACGCTATGATATTACATATAATAAACATTTAATTTCAATATATTCACGTCCAAAAGGATGGGAAGATGATCCTATATGGAATCCGTATTTAAAGAATTAGATAGAAAAATATGGCTGTAAACTTAGATAAATTTAAATTAGATGAGCGTATACGCTTTAGTTATTTAAAACATCGTGGAGATGTTGTTGCAGTATCTGAGGAAACAAAAGCAGATCTTGTATACGTACGTAAAGTATGTGATAAGTATAAGAAGCAACAAAAAAGAGACGTAGGATGTTGGGTTGCTTCTAATGTATTTCAATGTATATTAGAAGGATATTATCAGAGAATTTCTCAACTTCAGCGTTATTTAAATGAATTAGAATCACAAGAGATAAATGAAGTTAGTTCTTGCTGTAAAGTACCTGTAGAGTTTAATTTAATTTATGCAGAAACAAGGTGCTTTTGTACTAAGTGTGAAAAAGAATGCGCTCTTATTAAAGTAAATGATAAATGGGTATATAACTTTAGATTAGAAATTATACAAGAGTTACGCGAAGAAGATAAGGCATTAGTGGATTTTTCTAGTAAGATGGGATTTATTAATGGTGATCTTCCTGTACGTAACGTTGTACAAAATAAGATTGTTGTGTTAGGAGATGTTAAAAAAGAAGATTTAGATAAATCAACTGTGAATAATATAGAATCATTATCACCAATGGAGAGAGAAAGATTAAGAAAATCTATAGAAAGTAAAATTATTAATGAAGACAAAACAAAGAGTTTACTATGAAGATGAGGAATTTATTGTACTTGACTGTCTTCATTGTGGTAATACTGTTTATGTTTGGAAAGAGTTTATAAATCCAACTAGACAGCAGATAGATATGATGGTAACAGATTCTGTGTCTCGTTTTCCTCAGTTATACCCAGATGATAGAGATACATTATGCATTGATAATCATTATTATTTTCATATGAGATCTAAATTATGAGCAAGCAAAAACACGATGTTACATCTTACTTAGATTATTTATATAAATTAGATTATGAAGAAAGACCAGTAGATTTTGAGCAATTTGTAAGAGATCCAGCATTTATTGGTAAGATTACTAAAGGCGGAAAAGCTTTATATAACGTATGGAAGGATGAACTTAAAGCATTTACGTCTGAAGATTCACTTCTTATAATGATACTAACTGGGGGAATTGGTACGGGAAAAACTACGGCGGCAGTTATTGGTATGAGCTATGTAATGCATCGAATTCTTTGTTTAAAAAGTCCTTGGGATTATTTTAATTTAGCATCAGGTGGAAAGATGGCTATCGCATTCTTTAATCTGACTAGAACACTAAGTTCATCTCGTGGATATGGAACATTGCACGATTATTTAGCTTCATCTTCTTGGTTTAAAGATAGGGCATCTCATGTTTATGAAAAGAAAGATAGAACGATTGTAGAGTTTGCACTGTTTGAGTACGTACTTGCATCTCCATATTCTTCTGGATTTGGTGTTGTTGGTTCTAATGTTATTTTAGGATTATTAGATGAAGTAGATGATCCATCTGAGTCTCCTGCAATGAGGACGCGTATAGCATCTATGTTTGAAGCAACATTGCGGCGGTTTGAATCACGTTTTGTTGTTGATAATGAATCATTGGGATCTTTGTTTATCGCAGCATCAAAGCAGCAGGTGTCTTCATTTTTATCTGCACTGATTGTAGATATGAAGAATTCAAAGAGAGTTTATATTGTAGATATTCCTTTGTGGAAAGCGAAACCGCAAGCAAATTATAGTGGTGAAACATTTTATGTACATCTTGGAGATACACATACAGTACCAAAAATAATAAATGCTGATGAAGTGAGTAAAAGCGATGTGCGTACTGGTATAGTGATTGAAGTACCAGTAGAACATGAAGAAGCATTTGAACGTGACATTATTGGAGCGCTTCGTGATATAGCTGGTCAAAGTTCTTCTCAAATACGTAAGTATAAATTGTTTAGTTCGATACAGTTTATTGAGGATTGTTATGATAAAGAAAAGTTTGATCCAATTAAATCTCCATTAATAAAGACAGGATTAAAAGATAAAGTTGATTTGATTAAGCATTTTGATTTATCTAAAATACGCGTGCCTCGTCATGTACCGAGATATATTCATATGGATATAGCTTTTGCTGGTGCAGGTGATGCTCTTGGATTAGGAATGTCCTGTATTCGTGGTATAAAAGAAGTAGAAACACAACAAGAAGATGGTACGTTTACGCTTGAGAAAATGCCGATAGCAGAAACTGATTTTGCTGCAAAGATTGTAGCAGAACCTGGCGATGAAGTTCCTATTCATAAGATAAGAAAGTTAGTACTAGATTTGAGAAGAGCTGGATTTAATATAGCAAAGTTTACTGCAGATTTACGATTAGCTTCAGCGGATACTTCTCAAATTTTACAAGACAGAGGGATTACTTGTGAATACGTTTCATTAGATAAAAAGTCAGAGCCATATAATTTATATAGAAATATGGTATTAGAGCAACGGTGGATTTGCCATAGGCATGGATATTTACATTTTGAGTTAACTAATTTAGAATACAATAGAGACAAAGATAAGATAGATCATCCAGATAAAGTGGTTGAATTGGTGATGGACGATACTGGTAATATGAAAGAGATAGTATTAAAAGGATCTAAAGATGTATCAGATGGAGTTGTTGGTTCAGTATACATGGCTGTAAAGGATTATAAGATACCTGTTGATTCTAAAGCTATGAAAAATATTATGGATAATTTAACTAAAGAAACTAAAGAGGAGTTAGATCCTTATTGGTGGATATCAGATATTATGACATCTGCAAAGTCAGATAAAGAAGAAGATATAAAAGAAACAGATGATAAAGTTATGGATAAGTTTGCAAATCTTATAAAAAGAATGTAATATGTATGTTGGATCAATATTATAAAGTTAGGTCACGTGCTATACGCGAATTGATTCGGCAATATAAACAGAATAAATCACAGCGTATATTCGCATTAATTCTTAAAAGAGTAGATGACCTTATATTTACAGTGCTATTTGAGTTAGTAAAGGTAGATACATATTTATTACATGTTGAATTAGAAGATTTATACCATACAGCTATAATTGGTTTACATGACGGTATAATGTCATTTTCAGAAGATGTTGACTATAAATATACAATTGCTCGTATAATCGCATATATTAAATGTTGCATTCGTCGTGAGTTTAAATACCTACGTAAGTCTACATATCATGAAGTTTTGTCACCAAGTTTTGTGGATAATGAACGCGTAGATAATCCAAATATAGAACATACTGTAGATTTTATGCTAACGCTAGAAGTGTGGTGTAAAGATCTAGTTGATCGTAAAGTATTTAACAATGTAGATTTGTGCATATTGCGACTTAGATTTATAGAAGGAAAAACATACGTTAAGATAGGAAAAGCTATAGGATGTTCTACACAAAATGCTTGCGTTAGAACAAAACGTATTATGAGAGAATTACGTAGAGTAAAAAAATATAGCTGATGTATATATTTATTATATAGAGAGTGTAATGAAGCAATCACCAAAAAAAATGCGGTGTATATTTAATGGTAAAGAGTATGATTTATGTTTAGAAGAACTTGATGGGCTGTGTGATCCTCCTGATGGTAAAATAGATATACCATGTATTTATATAACAAAAGGATTTAACAACGACCAGCTTACATTGGAGTCACTCTTGCATGAGATGATACACGCTATACGCTGGAGATTAAATCATAATACATGCAAACAACTCGCTAAAGAAATGGCGCCAATTTTGTTTAAATTATATAAACCTAGGTTTTAAAACGTTTAGCGCAGTACCTTGTTTGATGGCCACTGGATTGGTTTTGCATGAATCATAACAAGCAGCTTGGCAAGGTATTTTTAAAGAAAGGAATTATGATGAATAGTAGAAAGATTTGTGTAGCATGTGGAGATGAACAAAAGATAGAAAACTTTAGGTTTGTAAAAGATTGTTCTGGAAACAGAAGTAAAGTATGTAGGCAGTGTTATAAAAGCATGAAAGAGTATAATAGAAAAGAACTCTGTAATACTGCTAAAACGTATTCACAAAAGCTTTACTATTGTACTGCTAGTTTATGTAAATACGCAGGTACTGCTCAACCATCATATGATTTTAATAAATCTGTGATAGGTAGATTGAGTGAAAAAAATGGCGGTATGACTTGTAAGAGTTGTGCTGCTGTATTTGCAAAGAATCATAGTAAGCGTAAAAGTACTTATAATAAGAAATTAGATTTAGAACAGGTTTCTTCTGTGGCTAAAGAAGTAACAGGTTTTGTTTCAATAGCTGATGATTTATATGGGAATTGCCTACCAGAAATAGTACCAGGTATTAATTTAGCAGATTTAAGTAAGCAGTTTGTAGAAAAGCCTATATCTATTAGTAGAATTCAAGATATAAAAGATTTAGCAACACAAGGAATAAGACAAGCATCTCAAATGGGTGCATCTCAATTAGATTCTATTCGTTCTTTTTTATCTATTATAGATACGTGTGAAGAACTTATTAATGTTAAGGGCGAGTAAATGCTTTGGATAAAGATTGGTATAAACAATAAAGAGATTCTTAAAGTAGACGCTATTAGAAAAAGCGATGATAGAACTTTCTGTGAATATGAAGTTACTTATAAAGGATCAGAAGTGCGTGAAGGTAACTTAGTTTTTAATGGAAGTATAAGTTATTATTTAAAGCATCCATTTGAAGCAGGGTTTATTCAGTTAGCAATAAGTATGTTAGAAGCAGTGAAGCAAGTATTTCCAAGCAAGTATCAATTACCGTATAAAGAAGAAAAAGGTAGTGTAAAAACATTAGGTGAGTTACCTAGTCAATTATTAGCATATACAGAAGAAGATTTTTTAAATATGGAAGATGATTGCGATGAATAAGAAATTTACAGTTAAATTACGTTTTAAGGTAGCGGATGAAATACTTTATTATAAAATGCATGATAGTATTGGTGATGGATATCCCGCTATAACTAATAGTGAAATAACTGATTTAGGATTATCACAGTTAAAAAAATATTTAAAACCAGGTAAACCATTTAGAAAAGTATGGGTACATATTTCTTTACATAAAAAAGGAGATTATGTTGTAGAGAAAGTAAATGACTTTAGTTCTAATACTATATTTTTATACACGTATAAGCATAGAAACAATGATAGTATGAAGAGTCCATTCTGTTATGCTGGATTTACAGAAGTATTTCCAGAAGCAGAGAATTTAATAGAAGGTGTACCTGTTTGTTTTAATTTGTTTATTGAAGTGGAGTAAGCTATGTGTATTCTTAAAAAAAATGTACGTATATATATGGAAGATGGAACTATATGGGATATTCCTATAGAAGTTATTGCGAAGGATTATGCATACTATCTTGCTTATACTGATGATGCAGATTCTTACGACGTTTTGGATGATGAAGTTATTTCAATATTTGAAGAGGATCATAAAGAGATACTAGAATGGTTGTCAGGTGATATGGATTGGGATGCGGTAGAATCAGTTGCTGAGTTAGTACAACCATCTTTGTTTGCTGATCCTAGTACATATAATGAAGGTATTACGAATGGGTTTAAGGAGATAGTATGATGCGTGTACTTATAGATAATAGTAAGAAGTATGTTGGAAAGTTTGTAGCAACAGAGAATTTTAATACAACAAAAGTAATTGCGTCTGGAGATAGTTTTGATACAGTTATGTTGATGGCAAGAAATAATGGTTGTAGAGATGCTGTTGTATTTTATGTATCTAAGGAAGGAGAAGCAGTTAGATCATATGCGAGTAATAAAGACAAAACAAAGTAAAGGGCGTATTTTTGTAGCAGAGAGAAAGAAAGCATTATTTAATTTTAAAACAGATTATTCGTCTTATATTGAAACAAATATTACTAATGTTGAAATAGATATATGGGATAAAGGATTTACTGAAGGATTTGAAGCAGGGTATAACGCGGCTATTACGTTGTTAGAAAAGAAAGAGAATTATGAAAAATAAGTTACTAGAAGAAGGTGATGTTATAATATTGCCATTGAATGTAAACGTATATGCGGAAGTACCTAAGTACTTTTTATATAGCAATTGCAAAGGTGAGTTTAAAGAATGGTCTCGTGGTGAGATAGAGATATCTGGAGAGTTATCTTATTTTGCAAGTACGTATATTGTAGTAAATACAGTATCTGATGGTGGTGGAACTGGTATGGGACCAAATGATATATACCCTGATGGACATCATGTTTATTGTGAGATGAAAGGAAATAAAGAAGTAAAAGAATATAAAAGGAACTTGGCTTAAACTATTAGATAAAGATGGTATAGAACAGCTAACACTTATACAGTCAGAAGTAGTTGTATCTTCAGTTTCTTTAAATTAAAAAGTGAGACAAAGTAATGAAATTGTTTAATAAAAATCGGCAATGTCTTAAGTGTGGCAGTAATTACGTTACTGTGAAGTATATTAAGCGTACAGATATTTTCTTACGAGAATGTTCATGTGGTTATAAGTGGAAGGAACTGCCATTAGATAGACCACAGTTAGATAGTGAAGGTAAGCAATGAGTGAGATATGCGAACGAAATAGTAGCGGAGAGCGGCTGTACATTGAATGTATTGGTGCAAAGTGTAATATTCGGGGAATGATAAGGTGGGAACCAGAATGGGTGGCGGTAATGTTTGAACAACTCATGGATAAGGTGGTGGAAAGCGAGGTAAGTGATGAGTGAGAATGAAACCTGCGAAACTTGCATACATCACACGACAAGCAAGGGTAGTTATATGGGCCAGACAGAATACTGGTGTCAGATACAAGCCGGTGTTAAGAACGAACATTATTGGTGCGTTATGTATGAGGCAGATACAAAGCCTGACGTGCCCGGAAGGAAGTGAGTGATGAGTAGAGAGATAAAATTCAGAGCGTGGGATATTCAAAAAAAAATAATGATTGATATCGAAGACGTAAAATTTAATTACATGAGAAACACTGAACCTGTTGGGTATGACAACGAAGGTATTGGAGGATTACAAGGATTACATATACTTCTTGAGCAGTACACCGGCCTGAAGGACGGCACTAAATGGGATGATTTAACTTTAGGCGAACAGACAGACTGGGCAAGAGCCGGGAAAAAAGCAGAGGATTGGAACGGTAAGGAGATTTACGAGGGGGATAAGGTGTACTGGGACGAGTTAAAGAAAACCTACCCAATTATATTTCAGGACGGTGCTTTCCGTATAGGTACCGGCGAGAAAATATACAACCTTCTCATTGTGGATGTAGCGGATGTCGTGGAAGTCGTCGGTAATATACACGACGAGGCGCGGCTGACGTGCCCGGAAGGAGAGTAGGATGAAATACTTTAAAGATAAAGTTACGTATGTACTTTTTAGTCTATATGTTTTGATTTGGATAGTTATAATCTGTACAGTGTATACTATTATACGTAAAGGTTGGTAGTAAGGAATTATTATGAAATATAAAGAAGCAAAAGCAATTGGATTAAAGTGTGGATTAGAAAGACCGTATGAGTTTATTAATAATGTTACTATACATATTATGAATATATTTACTTACAAGGAAATACAGAAAGAATTAGATGAGTTGAGAGAAGATGCTAAAAAGGAGGGTATTTCTTTTAGTTCTGTTTGTAATCATGCTATTCCAAAAGATAGAGACACTGATAAGTTGTGTGATATGTGTGTTAAATTAGAGACATTGAATATGTAAAAGCGAGTTTCCATGAATTTACTCAGTGAAAAAATATTAGATGAGTTAGCACTTAAATTTCTAAAAATAAAAGGACTTAAGTGTTGTTGCGGTAAAGCTTTTTGTTCATTTGAAGGAGAAGGTTATACGACTGGTTTTTATATTAAATGCACTAATGATCCTGTTTGCGCGTCTTGTAGTAGAGTAGTAACTAATAAGTGGATAGTTACTACAAGAAAAGAATGGGAAGCTGAACGTATATATAAGTTAGGTTTACACGATTTTTAAAGAAAGTGAGGCGGGGGAATAAGTACTATGACTAAAAGAGAAATGACACGTACAGAAATTCAAGCAGAATTAAAGCGAATGAATATAGATATGAAGCCTATGTACGAGAAGTTAGGTATCTTATTACAGTTATATGGAGTAGGTCATGAAGATGAAATTAGTAGTGCTATTGCAGAAGAGATAAGAAAAGAAATAAGAAAGCATCTTAAGAAAGTAAGTTTAAGAGATTTTTAATAGATATAAGTAAATAATTTTTCCTTTCCTCCTTTGAGCTCTCTGTCTTTAATTAGGTAGCAGGCTTTTTTACTAACTTTTGTTAATATAGATCTAACTTTCATTTATATATTATATAGATAGAGTATAAAGTGAAAAGTTAACAAGATAGAAAAAATAATGAGAAAAAAGAGTCATAAAGCTTTATGCAGTAAGTAGTTAAGGAACGTACAGGAGAACAAAGCATGTGTAAAGAAAAAGAATTTTGTCCCTATTGTGGCACAGAATTAACAGAAAAGATGATTGAAAGTATAAATGTAGGGTATACAAATACATTGGATTTTGCGCATTTAGCTGATGAAGATGTACCTAGTTCTGATAGTGTTTATATAAGAATGAGAGATGCAGGATTGTTTAAGTCAGAAAAAGATTTGCAGAAAATAGAATCAGATGATATAGGTAGAGTTGAAGATATATTATAATGGAATCATTTGTAATAACTACAGAAGAAACAAACGATATTATACATTCAGCATGTATAGATACATACTTTTGCGCTAATACAATGCAGAATGATATAGCAAGACAGATAGAGCATTGTGAGACACACATACCCTGGGATAGGCCTGAGTATTATAATCCATGGAACAGGCTAGCACCGCCACATCTTAAAGTTAAACGATGGTAATGAAGAGCTTAATAAAAGAATTACAGCAAGTACTGACAGAATCTACAGGACTGAAGAAAGGCGACACGGTGTACAATGTCTACACGTCCAAAGATTTTGGTTCTATAAACGAAGGGCAGTTTTCTATAGTATTCTTTATAACAGAGCACAGTGAGGCTTTACTCTGGGCAAAAGAAAACGTAAGATATAACAATGCCGATGCGGTTTACATACGTGAATGCGAATTGCTTACAGACAGAATTGCACAAGTAGAAGATATAATGCCATACATTGAAGAAGAGAGTGCATTTGAATCAGTGTGGAATGAAGATTATTTTCATGTAGGTACATGGGAAGATAAAGCTAGACATCTAATTAGCAGGATTAAGAGAAACTGGGATGCTATAGAGTTTACGCGGCACCACGACGATATAGAAAATATGGTAATGGTATTTGATGTAGATAAGAATGTTAAGTTATTGAAAGAGCCGTATAAGTATAATAGTTTAAGAGATATATAGGAGAACTTAGTATGAATGATAGTTTTGATTGGCCTAGTAGTAAGACATATGCAGATTTCTGTACAAGATTAAAAGAATTTAATGATACAGATTCGTATATTAGCGGAGAACTTAATGTATGGCTTGGTGATGTTGATATGACTTTAAAGGTACATGATGGAGCGCATACTGTTTCTTTCTATTCAGAATTAGGTGCTCGTGAAGTATCAGAAACGAAAGCATCTGTAAAGAAAGATAAGATAAAAGATATGCTTGAACAAATGAAAGAAGGAATTAATATACTTATAGACAACATTGATGAAGCAGTTGAAGAAGTAGTTAAACAGAATGCAGCATATAATGAGTGGGATAAAGAGTATACAGAAGAAAGTAAATTGTAATGCAGAATCCGCTGAATTTAATTGCTAAGATCTTCAAGAAACCTGGTTCTGTACCAGCTGCCGATTTGATTTCAGTAATGAGAGATCTGCAGAATAATCTTGCGCAGATGCAGACACCAGATAATAAGACTAAGATGTCTAAAGAAGATCTTAGTAAGATATTATTGATGGGTTCACCTTCCACTTCAATGGATGATACTGTATTCAATAGCATGGTTATAAACTATGAGCGCAGATCTGTTTATAAAGAATTAGATTTAAGCTTATCCCACTGGATGATGTCATCTGCTCTCGAATGCTACAGCGATTACGCCACCGTATATTCGCCTATACATGATTCTACAGTCTGGTGTACAGGTGATACAAAGTATGTTTCTAAGATAACAAACATGTTAGATCAGATAGGAGTAGAAGAGAAGATATTTGATTGGGCATGGACAATTGCTGCATATGGAGATTTGTTTGTAGAGTTAGTAGCAGATCCATCGCTTGGTATTATAAACATAATGGATGATGACCATCCTATTAATGTATCTAGACTTGATAGAAATGGAGTATTAAACGGATTCTTTAGAACACCATTAGGAGAAGTAGGGCAGGAAGTAACGGCACAATTATTGCCACCATGGAAGTTTGTGCACTTTAGATTGTTATCAACTAAAAGAAAGAGACCATTGTACGGTGATCCTAATTTCACAGAGTATAGAACTATGCACTTATTGTCTCCTGATGCTAGAAGAATATCAACAGCATACGGAACAAGCGTATTGATGAACGCGTTGCCTATATATAAACGTTTACGTATGGCTGAAGATAGTCTGTTACTTACACGTTTAACTCGCGGTATTAAACGTTACATATATAAGGTCAAGGTAGATGGCTCTAATATAGATTCTATTTCAGCCATTATTGATGGTTATAAATCATTGTTGAAGACGGCTAGAGCGATAAACAGCAGTTCTTCTAGTCCATACTTTGAAGAGCGGTATGACCCAATGGGTTCATTAGAAGATTTAATTGTGCCAGTGTGGGATAATGTGAATGATTTAGAAGTAGAAGAAATTGGTGGTGATGCAGATATACGATGGATTGTGGATATAGAGGAACTTCGCAATCAATTAGCTTCAGCATTACGTACTCCTTTATCTTTGTTAGGTGGATTTGTAGATGAGGCAACTGGTGCTTTAGGCAGTTCATCTATAGAGAAGCTAGATATGCGGTTTGCTAGATCAGCTCGTCGTCTTCAGCGTGCTTTGATTGTTGGTATAACTAGAATGGCACAAATAGATTTAGCATATCAAGGGCTGGATCCAGATACAAAATTGTTTGATATACATATGCCTGAAACATCTACTGCAGAAGAAGAGCAATTAAGAGAGTCATTAGATACAGCAATAGATGTGGTTGATAAAGTATTAATGACGTACGAGTCTGTGTTTGGTAAAGACTTGAATAAAGCAAAGCTGTTAGATTATTTAAATCAGAAGTTTCTGAAACTCAGTGATTTGAACTTAACTGATTATGTAACAGCGTATGAAGGAAGTGATAGAGATAAGCAATTGAGTTTGATTGATGATGCTAAAGACGAGTTAGTGCATAATAAGGGTAGGCTTGCTAGAACAGCTAAGTCATTAGATTTTAAAGCACTAACAGAAACAAAAGAAGGTAAAGCTTTGTGGGAATTGAATAACCCAGATCGTGCAAGTATTAAGATAAAGATAAACGCTTCTAAGAAAAGAACTAAAGGTTCAAAGAAATGAAAGAGCTAATAGAACAATTAATAAATGTATTAGAATCAAAATATGGAACAGGCGATGTTGTAGTATTTACTTTAAAAAATTTACATAGCTCTGCTTATGCGGGTACTAAAATGAAAGAGCATGATGGTAAAAAATGTACAATAGTTAAATATTTACATACAGATTATGATTTTAATGTTTCATTCTATGATATAGAATTTGATGATGGATATACTCTAAGTAACGCAGGTGATTACATGTTAAAGCCTTATGTAAATCCTAGTTTGAGAGATATATAATGTCAGATGATAAGTTAGCACAGGATATACAGGATATTATACTAGGAAAGCGTGTGCTAACATCAGAGAGTGATCAAGTATATGACCAACCTATAATACGTAAAGAGAATACAAGTGACCAAGTAAATGAAGATATGTCTTTTGGAGAAATGTTAGAACAAGTTTGTAATGATAGTGTGCAGCAAAATAAAGAAGATGATAAGATAACTGATGAAATGTGTAATGAGGTTATAAGTAAATGTAACATGAGTCTTATGAAGGATTTACTAAAATGAGTTTTGAAAATATCTATGGTAGTATTCAGAATGAAATTCTTACAGAGATAAAGGATCAGCTCCTTGTTTCTGTTACGTTACCGATAGATGCTTTAACAGAATCCGTTGGTGATATTTATGTAAGTGTTTCAGGAAATTGTAATGCTTGGTTACAACAAAATGAGAATAATAAAGATATCTTAGCAGAAGCTTTATTGAATTTAGCTGATCGTGTAATGAAAGAGTAAATGGATACATTGTTAGAACAAGTAAATAAAGCGTTTAGAGAAACTAACGAAGCTAGACCAGCTAATGCAGCTGTAGTAAAAGCAGAATTAAAGCGCGTATTTATTGACGCGCAATATACGATACGTGATCTTCATGATAGTACTTCTCCAGCATTTGACGCAGTAGATAATTCTATGAATTTTATTATACCAGTAAGAAATAATAGAAAATATACTGAAGAAGTTTTAGCAGAAGTTGGTTTAGCAGAAGAATATACTGAACTTATCTTTAAAAAACAGGTAATAGCGGATCAGCTAAAAGATACAGAAGATTTAGAAATATTCGCAATTAAATTAGATCAAGCAATAAAGAATATGAGTTCGCTTAGAGATATATAATGATATCACAGTTATTAGAATTTATAGATAAAGAATTAAACGAAGGACTGAAGTCTGCTCGTCGTACGTATTTAGATAGCGATAAGATAGATCAAGCAGAGTTTGATTGGTGTGTATCTGCTGATCCTACATCTCAAAAGAAATACTTAGATTGGATATGCAAACAGTACATTACGCATGATGAATTAGATTTAGAAGGTTTTAAAACACTTATTAAAGACTTTTATACATATTCTGAAGATAAGTTAATAGATAATCCTGATATATATACATATAAAACAATAGAGCAAGTTGCTGATGCTATAACTGCTGCTAAATCTAAAGTAACTAAGAAGAAGAAAAAAGAAAGCGCAATAAAGGGTGCAGCAGTTTCTTTTGAAACAGATAAATATGTTGGTTATAATATTTATTCTAATGAAGCGTCAAAGAAGTATGGTGCAGGAGCTCCATGGTGTACTAGATCAGAGGAATCACCATCACATTGGTTTGACTATAGGTATAATGATAGAAAAAGTTTTATTTATATACTTAATAAGATTAAACCAAAAGATAAGTACGCTCTTGTGTATATAGATAATAAAATACATGAATGTTGGGATATTATTAATGATAATATTGGATTTAGTCAAGCATTTGATAATATGCAAAAAGTAGATGATAGTATTACTGATAGTTATATAGAGTTATTTAAAGAAGGTATACCTGAATCAGGTGAATTACGTGATCCTAAAGAAACTATTGATAATGAGTATGATTTTTTAACATCTAAAGTAAAACGAATAACAGATAAATTGTTTTTACAATTGTCTGGTGTTAAATCAAGATATCTTCTTAAAGATCATGAGATGTACATGATAGATTTGAATAAGAATATGTCTTCAGAAAAACTTGCACAGAATATTGTATCACAATTAATTGCTAGTGTTAAAGATGATACGTCTAATACGTTACGCTGGTCGCGTTGGTTAAATGATGATAGTATAAATAATATACAAATAGATGATTCTCTTATAAATATAATTGAATCATTTGGTGGTATACATAGATTGAAAACATTAGAAGAAGCAGATAAGTTTCTTGAAAATATAATTAGAAAAGTAACTACAGAAATAAATCATGATGATATACGTAATGTAAAATTGTGGTTAGATTTACTTGGCGATATTTTGATGAAGGGTTTTGTGGGTGTGTGTTATTACAAGACGAAAGCGCCACATCCAAAAGGAGCAGCGTATTATCCAGTGCGTACATCTGATTATACAAAAGCAGATTCATTTGTTGGTGAAATTAAAGATAATCCAAAATGGGCTCAAGAAGAGTTCGAATACTTTTTAGATGCTGTAATGAATAAATACAAAATGTTTGAATTATGAGTATTAATAGAACAACTTGAAGAAATAATGCTTACTGAAGAAAGCAGAATAGAGTTACTTGATCAGTGGTTTTCGAAGTATGAACGGTGGACTGATGAAATAGAACGTTTTTCTAGAAGGTTGATGGATGATTTTTATTGGATGGTGAAAAAACCAGAGCTAGAAATGAATAATGATAAAGAATTAACTAAGGCAGTAAAAGATATACATGATACAGCACAAAAAATTAATTTAAGCACTAATCCTTTATTTGATATGATTCGTAAAACAGAAAAACAGTTTAAACAAAAAGCAGCTTCTTTAAGAGATATATAATGTTAGAATTAATAAACAAACTGTTGGCATATGAACGGCACTTTTCACATAGTCATGGTGACAAGATAGATTTAGCTAAGTCATTGTTTCTTGAGAATAAACATGATGAGTGCAGAGATGTGCTTAATACATTTCCTTCACAAGAAGTACTGCTAGGACAGTTGACTGAAAAACTTAAAGGTAAAAGTGTTTATAAGACGCTTAAGCTTATTGCAGAAGGCAAGTGCGAAAGTAAGGCAGCTGAGATGAAAGGTCTTTTTAGTTTAGGAACACATATAGCGATAGAGTGTGAAAAAGAAAATAGTGAGTACGGTTTGTTATTGCCATATGTGTATGAAAAGCTTGGTCAACTTATATTTAATAAAGAAATAGATTAATGAATGATAATTTTACAGGAGTTTACTATGAATAATTTGATGAGTTCACTGATGGAAAGCGCTATGCATGGCGCAAATGATGTGTTCACTGTGCAGAAGTTTCGGTTCAGTGGACAAATCGTTGATTCTATTTCCTTTAAAGAAAAGGATGTAGCTTTAGAGTTTGCTAGTGATGTGGTTAAGTCTATGCCTTCTTCTAAGTATTTTGTTGAGGTGCATGAAGTAACAGATGAAGGTGGTTCTAATACGCTTTGGAGTAGTGAAGCTAAAGATCCTGACAAGAAGACGAAGAAGCCTGGTAAGGTGCCGACTAAGACGGATGCTGAAGGTGATGGATCAATAACAAATATAAAGGCACCCAACGAGGCTAAGTCTGGTGATAAAAAGGAAAAGAAACCTGGTAAGGTACCAGTGAAGACTGATGCAAAAGATGATACAGGTAGTGTGAAGAATATTAAAGCACCGAATGAAGGTGTGTTACCAGATCATGCTGAGCCAACTGATAAGAAGATTCAGGCTATGGTTGAAGAAGAAGATACTGAAGAGAAATGCGATGAAGAAAGTGAAGATGATGACGAAGAGAATGTTGATGAAGCAAGTAAAAAGCAAACATTAAGTGAGTTTACAGAGTATATTAAATCAATATATGGATTTGAAGAAGGAGAATCTGAAGAAGATTTTGATGAAGCGGTTTATGTTGCAATGAAAGAACTGCATGGCGACGAAATTTACGATGCATTATTAGATGCGTTTACTGCTGGTAAGAATACTAATGGATAAGTTAATAGAACAACTTGAGAGAAGTTTAAATGAAGAAGGTGAATTGAATACACCTGAATCATACTTAATGAAACGAGCATCAGATATTTCAGATAAATTAGATACAATTGAAGATGCGCTTGCAGATATACACAATGATATATATGATATTACGATGGCTTTACCACCAGGTGGACCTACTTATAAAAAATGGGGTAATCAGTTTTACAATTTAAAAATAGAAGCAGGAAATGCTTTTGAACATGGAGATAACTTTTTATACCGTTTGAATAAGTTTATAGATAAGTTTATGAGTGAGTACAAAGCTATCACATTGAGAGACATATGAAAGAACTATTAGAAAAGTTAAGTAAAGTGATTAAAGCATCTCTTGATACAGATGCAGAGTATATAGAAGAGTATGTAGACGCTTTAGAAACTGTAATAGATCGGTATACTAATGCACAATATAGTATAGAACGTGCGGTAAATGCACTATGTCATGCTGTTGATGGTGTGAAGATAGGGTTAGAAGATCGTAAAGATCAAAAGTCAATTGAGTTTATTGAAGAGGTTTTTGGTAACATCACTGAGATAGATAACAACAACGCTGATTTGGTTAACAATGAAAGACTTAAAATTATGGTTGAGTCTATAGATGGTATTAGAAAAGCTTTAGCTGATATGGTTTTAAGTAAGAAAAGTTTACGGGATATATAAATGCATAATTTATTTGTAATTAGAACTTGTTCGGCTCCAAGTTCTCCTTTCGCAGGCCGGCTGTTCACAAAGCAGTCGGTCTGTTTACATAATGAAAACAGTATGTTATAATACATAAAGGAATAAACAATGGCGTTAGAAAACATTTCAGATAATTATAAACCTACTGTTGAGCAGTCACCTGAGATTGTTATTACAGACGCGACAAAAACTACTGTTGTTGCTGCTATTACTAGTACAAGAATAAAAGTAGTAGATTTTAAGATAAGTTCAGATACTGCTGCAGAGTGGAAAATATATTCTGGAGACACTGTTATTTGGACATTATATGGTGGAGCAGATTGGGGATGGTCTGAAAGATCTGAAATTCATTACCCAGTTTTTATTACTAATGTTGGAGAAGCCTTTTTTGTTGAAGGCAGTGTTGCCTCATTAAATGCTAGTGTTCACGTAAAATATATTGAAGTAGATTAAAAAGGAACATTTATTAATAATTATTATGCTGATTATAATATCGTAAACGGAGTTATTAATGGGACGAATAGATGATAGAGAAATTTGGCTTGTTGCAGATCATGCAGATGATAAAGAAAAGATTACTGTTATAGATGAATATGGTAACTTATTACAAGAAATTGTAACCACGGCGGCCCAAGATAATATCTCGTGGGATTCTACTGATAAGACGCTTTGGCTAAACAAAGAACACGTTGCAGGAACGGACGATTATGTAAGTAATATTTATTCATCAGCGCAGGTACTTTCTAAAACCACCATTGATGCTGCTGACTTTGATCTGGAGGATGTTTGTCATGATCCGTCTGATGATTCTCTGTGGATGATAAGTGATAACGCAGGAAATCTAGTTTTGCAGAACCGAAGCAAAGCTGCTCCTAATACGATTATTGCGTCTCACAACATTTCAACAACGATAGAAAGCCCACAAGGGGTCGCGAGTGATCCGACTGATTTCACATTGTGGATATCAGATAATATTCCTTTTGCGGGGCGGGTTGGCTTAATTCATCATGTCGATAAAGGAGGTAATATTTTCACGGCGGATACGATTACAATCGTTGAGGCTTTGCACTCTTCTTTAACGGGGCAAGCAGGATTGTTGCAAGGAATTTGCGTGGATGATCGGGACGGAACACTTTGGTTTAGCGTCAGAAATACTTATATTTATCATCTCACTCGTACTGGTACTTTGATAAAGGTTGTGGCTACGCCTCTTACTGACCGAGGAGCTGCCAGTGGTCCAACAGGTTTATGCTTATGTCCATGGGGGACACGAGCATACGCGCTTCGTCCTATTGCTTCTTATCAATTATATGATGATCAAGAGAATGGGCATGTCACTGCAGAGGTTGGAACTAGTGCAACGTTGGAAGGAGGGGATGACACAGACGATAAGAGCGTGGTTGGACCCATTAGCAAGGGGTTTAATCTGAATGGTATTGATGATTATGTGGATTTTAATGATGTAGCTCTTACGGATAATACATGGTCAATCTCCTGTTGGCTGAACATTCCATCTCTTGCATCGGCTATGGTACTTTTGGGTGATGCTGATAATGAAGATTGGATTAGGTTTAACTCAACTAGTGAGATTTTTTTCAAGTTTGCCAATATAAGTCAGACTCTTATGAATACTAGCATCGCTATTCCTATTGGTGAATGGTTCCACTTAGTGATTACAAGATGGGGAATCACTTATACGTCGGTTTATGTGAATGGAACGTTACAAGAAACAAAAACAATTGGTAGTGCTGCTCCATTTACACCAGAATTTCTTGGTCAAAAAGATGATAATGGTTGGTTGGCAGGCAAAGTGTCTAATTTAATGTTATTCAATTATACTCTTAATATAGTAGATATTGCTTATCTTTACAATGCCGGGGCAGGACAGGACATCATTACAGAAGAAGAAACTGCTGATCGTACAAGTAACAATGCTTGGTGGTAGGATGAAATATAAAGTATGTTTGTTTATTATTTGTTTATTTATAGTTGGTTGTCAAAAACCAGAGATTATTTGTCATCCACATGAAGAAGTAGAGGCAATAGATTGTTATGACATTAATAAAGATGGAAAGATTAATCTTATTGATTTTGCTGCTTTTCAGAGAGTGTGGTTACAAGGACAAGAGGAGCTTGTAGAAATGGCAGACACGCTGACACAATTCGGGATTACGTGGACGTTCGACAAACAGTTGACTGTGGACGGAGCGGGAGATACGTATCAGTATGGTACTTTTGCTAATGGAGATTATTGGGTAGTTGGTTCTGTGAACATTATTGGTATTAGTCCCCTGTCTACAGATGTTGCTGGTCGTATTAAGAATGGCTCCATGATAAATCCTGATCCAACAATTACAGATCAAGGTTATGATAATAGTATGCTTTACAACGACTACAAGGTTGCTTTAAATGTAGCCTTAGACGTGGCTGGCGGAAACCCATTAGAAGTTACGGCCAACAAGTCTTTAATTTCGTCAATTAGTGAGGATGAAGCAGGGAAATCTGTGGCGCAACTGAAATCAGCGTCCATCTTAACGGTGCTTAGCTCTGCTCCGGTGGCCAATAGTTTTCGGCCCTATTATTGTGGGACAGATAAGTCTATTTTATTCAACGTGAGTGATTTGGATTATAGCGCTGTATCCAGTCTTACGGCTTTAGGCAGTGTTTTGACCTTACATAAGGATACCCTTGATGATGAAACTGATCAAGATGAAACAGTAGAGCGAATGTTTGAACGGCCTTGGATAGATCATATGCCTAATTACTACGCCCGCAACCTGCATCCCGCAGAGAATATGCCTAATTATGGCAGTCAGATGGCAGTGCAAGTTGGACAAGCTGGATTAATGCTTAACCTTAACTTTTCTAATGCTGACAAAGAAATTTTAATGATACGCTTTGTTCAGTTAGGACTTGACTTATATGGCATAATTGAAAATGGAGGCAAAGGTAATTGGACAGCCAACGGTGGTCATACACGCGGCAGAAAGATGCCTATTTTATTTGCTTCATTAGTATTAGATGATTCTACTATGCAGGCGATGTTTGCTCTAACTGGAGATCATTTATATAGCGGAGCTTATGAAGCCGGAAGTCCTCCTCCTGACCTGATACATTTTTCAGAAGATGACCAGACTTTTTATGTAAAGGCAGCGGATATTTATAGTTCTCCATATGATCTCAATTATAACGCTGCTGGTCAAACTGCTGGAACGGTAACTGTAACTAATGGCAGTGCTGTTGTTACCGGGGATGGTACGGGCTGGACAGACCCATCATCTGTTGAGTATTTTGGTGTTGTTGGTGGAGACGAAGCTGTGGCTGGAGTTGGCGGTTTTGACTTTAAGATTTTATCGTATGATTCTGAAATACAAGTAACTCTTGAAACTCCATATACAGGGAGTTCTGGTAGTGGGTTAAGTTACCGAATAACAGATAAGTTAAGTTTTGGGCACGGCCATATGGGCAACCTTAGAGATTACGAGGAATACACTAATACCCATTTAGATATGCCTGAATCTGGAATTAACCATGCAACGGCACCTTTTTGTGACGGCTTGGATTGGGACGCAACTTATAGATCTGGCCAATTTGTTGGTGGTAGCGTTCTTACTGTTCTGATTATGGGTGCTAAGTCTCTATGGAATCATGATGCATTTTTTGATTACGAAGATAGATATGTTGCTGAAGCAAAAGAGGAAGTAGATCCTGATCCATGGTTTTGGACAGAATTTACTCGTGATATGTGGGATGAATACCGGACTGATTATGGCGTTGTATGGCCGGATGAAGAAACGACGGGATATTTAATAGGATACATGCAATGAGTTTAATAGATACATATTACCAGAGACACTGCACTACTTATAGCAAACTTTCCATGAAGGAGTTGTTAAAGGTTCAACCATCAGGCCCGGTGGAGATGTGCGTTGCCTTGCGTAATTACGTACAGGATCGGGCGTTGACTTATTACCGCACCGAGTTTGCGAATGAAAACTCTCTGACGGTTAGCAAGTTACCTCTCCCCAAAAATGATGCGGCAATTGCAGCGTTATGGAAATTGAGGAAAGAGAAAGAGATACTCGAAGAAAATATATCTGTAGCCAAGGCACTTACTTTGACAAATAAAGTTGATGGTAAAACAGATGTGGTGGTGGTTAAATGACGGTACATTTATGGACAAGAACTGATGGGAACGCTTTGTACGGTGGAATGTGGGATGATGGTGATTTTACGTTCTCCGAAATGAATGTTGGCGGTGGCGGAATACCATTACACCAAGTAACAAATGACAATGATATTTGGTGGGACTTTTCTGATATGAAAATTAAGGCCACTGGAAAATTTGCAGTAGATTTAACGGGTTGCTATGTGGCTGTTTGGGATAATCAAAATGCAATATTGGATGGACATTACCCAATTACAGCGTCCGATGCGGATTCGATTACAATTGCTACAGATATTAGTGGGGCTGCCGGTGGAGGAGCTGCTGATGTGGGGCCAACGGTTGGTGGTGCATTTGATGTCTACATTGGTGGGGCGACACTGGCAGCAACAGCGGCAGATTTGTTCACTGTCAGTTCTATTATCGAAATGGAGAATGATGCTCAGTATGTTATCGATGACAATGACTGCATTATGGAGATCACTCTTTCCACCGCAATTGAAACCGGCTCAATGATACGCGGCTTTGGCACCTCGCCTGGCGATGGGACACAAGCAATCTTGAACGCCGGGACGAATAGTCTGGCGGATGTGATTTTATGCCCGAATGCAGACGGGATTGCTTTTGTAGATTTACGGTTGACGGGGGCGAGTGATTGTGGATTAGACGGAGCGGCCCTCGCAAATTATATCCACTTATATAATGTAACAATAGACGCGTGCGACTATGGCGTTAAGGGATATCATCAGTGGGTTATATCTAATTGTACTATGCATACATGCGGTACTGCAATATATTTGGGATGGGCATTACATCTAAGTGATTGCAAAGTATATGGGATGATTACAGCTGGAGTCTATGCATGGTCGGCAATAGTGCTTAATAATTTATTTTACAATATTGTGGGGTATAGCTTACAAATTAGTAGTCAATATAAATGGAGCGCTATTATCGGAAATACATTTGACGGTGACAATACTGCTAATACAGTAGCAGCCTATTTAGATAACACTTCGACATATCAAATGTTACTAATCGAAAACAATGTATTTTACGATTTTGACAGAGCCATAAAATCAGATTCTCTTATAGACAATGACGCCTGCAAACAATTTTTCCGCAACAACTGTTTTAACAGCAATACCAACGCCAACACCAATATAGATGCTACCGGTTTTGATGCTGTAACGGCTGCCCCCGCCTTCGAGAACGAGGGAACCAGAGATTACACGCCGGGATTATTGTCCCCATTACGAGGAGCGGCCACAGACGGCGGCGATATCGGGGCGATACAGCGGGATGAGGATTATCCGGCCATCGGTAACGTGACTGAGGATGACACGTCAGACGGAGAGACGGGCACCTACCACGAGGCAACTGAAGCCGAGGTGCAGGATACGGTACAGTTTGGGGAAGACGGTACGGAATACACAGGATCGTATGCTGGCGGAGGTGGCGGTGGAAGTCCAGTATTTAATAGTTCTATATTTGGATAATGGTGAGATATGTATTTAGGATCATATGATGAAAGTGCAACGGTTCCTATACCAATAACATTGCACGATGTAGATACTGGTGGACAGGAAGATCCTACTGGAAATGTCGAGTGGGATATAGTTAATTCAGCATCTTCTGTTATGGCATCTGGTATATCTGGATTTAATGAATTGAATTTAAGTAGTAATGTTAATGGCTGTTATCAGATGAATTATGCATTAACAGCTGCGTATTTTGCTGGAAATACTTATATTGTTTATGTGAATGTTACAGTAGATGGTGTAACTGCAAATACAGCACATTCATTTCAAGTAAGAGCAGCTGTTAATTCCAATTTGATGGAAATAAACGGAGATTCAGTAGCAGGAAACGCCGCTACATTAACACTTAAACAGTTAGACATTCAAAATAGCGCAGGTACAGCGTTTGTTGCTAAGTCTACTGGCAGTAATGGTCATGGAATGGACGTAGCAGGTAATGGTTCTGGTGAAGGTGTTGTATTAACTGCTGGTGCAACTGGTTATGGTCTTCATATTCTTGGTGGTGGAACAAGCGGTGATGCGGTTCATATTGAAGCACAGAATGGTAACGCATACGGTATATATTGTATTGGTAATGGTGGTGGAGAAGGTGTTGTAGTTGTTGGTGGAGATACTGCGAATGGATTAGAGTGTCGTGGTGGAGCATCAGGTGGTGCGGGTATTTACGCGTTTGCACAAACATCTAATCATGGCATTATGGTATTAGGTAAAGGTGTGGGTCATGGTATTCATGCAACTGGTGGAGATGGTGGTGGAGCAGGTATCAATGCTGTTGGATCAACTTCAAATGCTTCTGGTATTGTTGCAACTGGTGATGGGTCTGGTAGTGGAATAGATGCGGTTGGTGGAGATAGTGGTGGTGATGGTATAAGTGCCCGAGCTACTACTGCAAGTGGACATGGTATTCATGCTACAGGCCATACTGCCGGCGTTGGAATATTAGCAGCTGGTGGAACAGGTGGTAGTGGACTGAGTGTTACTGGTCAAGGCGCTCTTCCTGGAATGTTAATTACTGGTGGCGATACTGATGCAGATGCTTTATCTTTAGTTCCTGGTGGGACTGGCGATTATATTACAGATGGATTTATTAAGTCAACCAGTTTTGCTGCTGGTGCTATTAACGCTGCAGCTATTGCAGATGCTGCTATTGATAATGCTACATTTGCTGCAGACGTAGGTTCTACCGCTTATGCTACTAATATTGTAGCACTAGCTGTAAGAAAGGCTCTTGATGAGATTAAGTTAGACCACTTAGTAGCTATAGCAGATGCAGATGATGTTGTTAATGATTCTATTATGGCTAAATTAGCATCAACCACAGGTGACTGGAGTACATTCGTAGATACGACTGATAGTTTACAGTCAAATCGAGATAATCAAGGAACAGCACAAACTGGTGACGCTTATGCTATTGTAAATAATGGGACATACGGTAATGCATATTTAGTTCGATCAACTACTCCTGCTAATACATTAACAGTAGCAGCAGACGGTTCAGTTACAGCTGATACATCTGGTACGCAAACCGCTTGTGAAGATGCGATTGATGCTAAATTTACTTTTGATTCGAATGGGTATATAGACGTAAACGTTATGACTGTACTTGATGTAACTCCTATATCTAACGCGGATATTCAAAGTGAATGTGAAGATGCGATTGATGCTAAGATAAATACAACAGCAGGAGTTGTTGAAACAGATGTTGTATCTATATCAGGAGATACGACTGCTGCTGATAATATGGAGTTAGCTTTTGATACAACAGGATATGCGTTTACTGGTTGTTCTATGCCTTCAGTAACAGGCGCAGTCGGTTCAGTTACTGGTGCAGTGGGTTCAGTGACTGGCGCAGTAGGTAGTGTAACAGGATTAACTATAGCAAATGGAGCAGCTGAAGCTAACATTACATATATTCATGGAACTGCTCTTACAGAAACACCAGGGCAACTTGCAGCTAGTTTTAAGAAATTCTTTGATGTATCTGCTCCAACGGGAACAGTTAATAGTATTCCAGATGCAGTAGCAGGTGCAACTGGCGGTATATTTATTGCAGGAACAAACGCTGCTACTAGTATAACTACAGCATTAACTGCAAATATTACTGGAACTATAACTGGTAATATAGAAGGAGATCTCAATGGTTCTGCTGCTTCAGTAACCAATGCAGTAGGTAGTGTAGCTGGAAATGTAGATGGTGATGTATCAGGTTCAGTTGGATCAGTAACTGGTGCAGTGGGTTCAGTAACAGGTGCTGTAGGATCTGTCACTGGTGCCGTTGGTAGTGTAGCTGGTAATGTAGATGGTAATGTAACTGGTTCAGTAGGATCAGTAGCAGATATGTCGGGTGTTCAAGAAGAGTGCGAAGATGCTATTGATGCTAAGTTCGTGTTTGATTCAAATAACTACGTATACATTGCAAATGCTGAATCAAGTACGTTAACAGCACAACAAATTTGGGAATACGCTACAAGAGTATTAACAGATAAGAGTGACTTTAATTTAGCTGCAGATCAAGGTACTGTAACAATAGGAGTTTGCTCTGTAAATACTGATATGGTTGGTACAGATAATGCAGCTTTAGCTGCAACCGCTTTAAGTACAGCTCAGTGGACAAATGCACGCGCAGGTTATTTAGATGAATTAGCTGCAGCAAATCTTCCTACAGATGTTAGTAATATACCAACTAATCCTATGTTAAATACAGAAGATGGTTCTAGTTTCATTGCTATTCCTTGGAACAGTAGCTGGAATACTGAAGTACAATCAGAGTGTGATGATGCAATTCAAGCAGCATTTGTTTTTGATTCATCCAATTATGTGTACGCTGCAAATACTGGTAGTACTATTACTCCACAGCAGATTTGGGAATATACAACGCGTATTTTAACAGCTGCTACTAATATTACATCAGATGATAGTCAAATTAATATAACTACTGGACGAGTTGATGCTAATCTTAAATCTATAAATAGTGATCTTCAAAGTTGTATTGATTTTAAAGACTTTGCTGATAATGGGTATGATCCTATAACAAACAAAGTACAAGGAGTAATAAAAACTGATACAGCTTCTACAGTTACAGATGGAGCTAAATCAGCGACAGCTTTATCTACTGCTACATGGACGGCTGCTAGGGCTGGATATCTTGATAATCTTCTTGCAACTAATGGAGTAACATTAGCAAGTGCACAGGGATTATACGCACCAGCTAAAGCAGGTGATTTGATGGGTCTTGCAGATACAGCTATTACTGCAGCTAAGTTTGATACAGATGCAATAGCAGCTGCCGTTATTTCTGCTGATGCAGTAACCAAGATACAAGCTGGATTAGCTACAACAGTAGCGCTTGCGACAGTACAAACAGGCATAACAGCTATTCAAGCAACAACAACTAAATTAGATACTACAGTAGAATTAGATGGAGTTGTTTATAAATTTACAGAAACTGCTTTAGAAGAAACACCAAGCGGTTCTGGTGGAGATGCTTCAAAGGAAAATCAAGAAACTATGATAACATCTCTTGCGGCGTTAATTATAACTACTGATACAATTGATGCTAACACTGATAGTGCAAGTTCAGATATGGACTTTGGAGAGTAAAATGAGTAGTAAGAAATTGATAGAACTTGAAGAAATAACAAAATCATTACCAAATTTTGCAAAGATGGTTGCAGAAACAACTGTTGGAGAAACACAGACATTTAATATGGATAGTGGTACAGGTATTCAGATAGCTATGTTTAATGACAAAGATATAGCTATTGCTAGAGGCTTCTTTTCTAAAGGATCTCTGTGCTCAATTCATTCACATAGTGAAAAAGAAATAATAATAGTATATGAAGGTTGTATGGAAATAAGGTTTGATGATGGATCATCTAAAATATTAAATCAGTATGATCATATATCTATACAGCCACAGATTGGGCACTGCGGTTATGCTGTAGAAGATACTTGGTTTGTTGCAATAACTTTGCCTGCTTCAAAGGAGTGGCCGCATGCCAAGTAATTTGGGTACATGGAATGAATGGGCAAGGTTCGTAATAGAGGAATTAAAAAGACTTGATAAGGAAACAGAAGATTTAGATAGTGAAATAAAAACATTAGGTAAAAAAATAGTTAAAATTGAAACAGAGTTACGTATAAAGTCTGGTGTGTGGGGATTGCTTGGTGGCATAATTCCATCCACTATACTTATAATTGTTTATGTGTTAAAAGAACTTGTATTTAGTAAATGACCTAGGAGATAGATCATGAGTAGTGAACTTTTAAAAAGAATTGTAGAGAATAGAGATACCATTTTTGGAGAAATTAATAATACGTTATCTCCAAGGCAAATTAGAGAACATATTCGTAGTATGTATAAAAAGGTTGCAGAAGATGTTGGTTTAACTTCAGAAGAAGTAAAGTACTTTGTTCATTATATGTCCAAGAACTTTGCTAATGATTTTACAAAAATATCTGAAGATAAGATATATCATTATGCATCGTTATTGCTTGAAGGTAAACTTCCTAATCATGCTGAACCTACTGATAAAAAGGTTCAAGCTATGATAGAAAAAGATGATGATGAAGAGGAAGAAGAAGAAGAAGAGGTTATTGATGATGAAGTAGAAGATGATGAAAGTGATGAAGAGCTTCCACCTGAAGGTGCTAGTTTACGTGATATAGATAGTGAAGGCGGTGGTGGCGATGCTCCTGATATGAGTGATGCAGAACCAAGTGGTGCTGAAGAAGAAGTCGAAATAGATAAAGAGTACTTTGGTAGTACTGGTGATGATGGCTTTTATTACATGGTTGGCTCTGAAGAAGAAGGTGCTGATGATATTAAAATACTGAACCAAGAAGGTGATGAAGTTTATTCTGCAATTGCTAAAGAAATGGATATACAAGATATTACTGCAGTGATTGTAGATGCAATTACAGATCTTGAAATGGATGCAGTATCATATGATATTATTGTGAAGTATATTTTCCCGAAACTTCAGGATGATGATGAAGAAAAAGAAGATGAAGAAGAAGTTCCTACTGATGAGGAAATGCCTACTGACGAAGAGATGCCTGAAGAAGATGAAGAAATTCCTATGGAATCAGTGAATAAGGCGAATGAAACTAAAAAAGCTGATAAAGCTAAGAAAGATAAAGCTGATAAAATTAAGAAAGATAAGAAAGACAAAGCTGATAAAGTCAAAAAAGATAAAAAAGATAAGGCTGAAAAAGCTAAAGCTAAGAAAGCTAAAAAAGATGAGAGTGTAATAGAACACGAAGTTAATGGTGAAAAACATACTGGATGTATTTTAGAAAATACTTCTGATTTTACTCGTGTTAAAGTAGATAACAAAGAATATAAATTAAACGTACCTTTTGCTGAAGTATATAAAGACGAACACGGTAACATTACTAACGAGTGCATGAAAGAATTGATTGAAGATTTTGTAGCTCTTAGTGTTACATCTGAAAGTAAGTAATAATAGGAGATATAAAGATGACTCAGTTACGCGAAGACATTATAGAAAATTATCAGTTACTTGAAACTGATACAACTAAGCTGCCTGATGGTGTGTTATGTCGAGTGCAATATCCAATATGCAATATTGGTATATTGAATCGCAATAACCGGGTGTATGAGAAGGAATTGTGGGATGGTGTGTTAGCTAATAAAGAAGTAGCGCAAAAGCTAGAGAAGCGTTCTCTTTATGGTCAGGCTGAACATCCCAAAGAAACACAGAGTAATCTTGAAAAGACTTCTCATGTCATACATAGTATGAATGTAAACGAAGATGGATCTAAAATTTCTCAGACTATGGATGTTTTGGATACACCATATGGACGGATTATAGACACACTCTTACGTGCAGGTTGTGGTGTTGGCGTATCTACACGAGCAGAAGGTGAATTAGAAGAATGCACTGATGAAAGTAATGGAAGTAAATATTTTCGCGTAAAACCTGAGTCATATGATTATGTTACAACCGATTTTACGGCTGATCCTAGTACTATTGATCCATATCCTGAGTCTGTGCAGCGCGATGTTGTTAGAGAAATAGCAAAAGACTTACATGATAATAGTATAGATAGAGCTTTTGCAATGCCTTTACTTGAATCAATGCAAGTAGATGAAGCAAAAGAATTGTTGAAAGAAAATAAAGAAAAACCTTTGTTTGAAGACTTTGACAGTGCTTTTGATTGGTTTAAAGATTATTTTAATACCATGGAAGAAGGAAAAGATAAAGATAAAATTCGTGAAATAATTACTGAAAGCAACTTTGATCCTAATGAAATAATTCCAGCACAAGCATCAACATCTATTGAAGATACAGAAAAAGAAATAGAAGAAGTAGAAGATGAAGTTGAGAAAGATATTAAAGATGGTGAAACTCAGAAAGATACGACTGAAGAAACTGTTGATGATGCTGAAGAATCTATAAATCCATTACTAGCTGTGAAAGATGCACTTATTAAAGAAGCATCTACTCGTGCTGAATTAGAAAAAGCAATAGAGATTATTGAAGAACATCAGTGCGATGAAAATAATGTAGCTATTGCAGTTTGTAAGATTAAAAATCTACAACAGAAATTAAAAGAACATAGTAAATCATATGATGCAAGAACGAAAGCATTACAAACTGCGCTAACTTGTAATGATAAGAAAACAGTTAAAAAAGTAAACGCTTTAAAGATTTCTTTAAAAGAATATTTTAATAAATATAAAACACTTGATGAAGTTACAAAAAAGAAATTAGATAAATTAGAACAATGTAATAAAAAAATTGTAACAGAACATAAAGATCGTGTTATAATGATACAAGAAGAATGTGATAAGAAGATTGTTTCTAGTTACATCACTATGAAATTAGAGCAATCTGGTTTAAAACTGGCAGATAAATCTCGAGCACTTCTTGAAGATTGTAAAACTGTTGGTGAAGCGGAAACTATGTTGTCTGACTTACGATATACTATGCGTGAAAATGCCCTTCATCATCATTCAGGTGTATCTGAAGAAGCGATTATTATTGAATCGACAACTAGTAAATTAGAAGATGAAATCGTAAAGAATGTTAGGTCTTCTTTGGCCGGCATGTCTTGATATTAAGAGGTGATTATTATGGGTATGGACTTACGCGCTGCTATGAAAGGGCGTCTTGAAGAAGAAACGATGAAGCGTAATCGCTTAATTGAACGATGGAGTTCAATGATTACGGCTGTTGATAAATATTTACAAGAGGATCAAAACAGATCTTTAACTTTTTATGACAAACAGAATATTGCACAGTGCTTAGAAAACGCTTTGCTTGAGAATGGTCTTAAAGCTGGTAATAGAATGTTTGAAGCAACTAATATGGACAATGTTGAATTCATGGCAATTCAACTTCCTGTTATTGCTGCATTGCTGCCTTCTTTATGTCTTAATAAAGTCTCGACGGTACAGGCTTTGGATAGACGTCAAGGAGCTGTATTTTTCTTAGATTTGCAATATGGTACTGCTAAGGGAAATATTGCTGTTGGTGATACGATGATATCTGCAACTACTGGTCATAACGCCACTGCTGCAAATCTTCGTTATGCTGTAACTACAGCTGACAGTGAAAGTCTTTCTGGTGCTGCTTTAACTTCTAGTGTATTGGCTGGTACGTTAACTTATCAACCAATGTTGGGTACAGTTAGTATTGTAGTTACCGATGGCTCTACGTATACAGATAATGTTAATCCTGGTCAAATTGAGGATTCTAGCGGAAATGTTCTTGGCTGGGTAAAAGTTTCTGGAGCATATGAAATTGATTTTACTGGTGAGTCTGTGATTCCTGATTCTGGTGGTGAAGTTGCCGCTACGTATTGTTATCAGTATGATCAAGCTGGTGGAGATGATACTCCCACAGTTAATGAAGTCAATATTGATCTTCGCAGTGAAATGATTACCGCACAAGATTTCCCGCTGAAAGCTATTTATTCTATGGGCGCATCAATAGATTTACAAAAAGCCCATGGTCTGGTTTTAGAGGACGAGCTTGTTAAGTTCCTTGGTGGCGAGATTGATTTTGGTCTCGCGTCGTTAGCAATAGCGGCATAGTTAAAACTACTCAATTGCTGGGACACCCTAACAAGTAGTGTTGAGGGCAATCAGCAGCTGCTAGTATGAAAAGTAAAATGATTAGTGAAAATATAAAATATTGTGAATGTGGTTGTGGAACGCCGATTAAGCCAGCAAATAGATTTGTTAGTGGTCATAATCGACGTGGAACTAAAAATACTCCTGAGCATAATTTAGCGATAAGTCAGTATAATAAACTCCATAATCCAGCTACAAATAAAGAAACAGCAGTAAAGATTTCAAAAGCATTGACTGGAAAAAAACAATCATTAGAAACTAGATTAAAAAGATCTAAGTCTTTAACAAATAATCCTAAAGTTATTGCTTCTAGAATAGGTAATCAAAATAGAAAAGGAACAACTACAAGTAGCAAAGCTCGTAAGAATATGAGTAATAGTGCTAAAAATAAAGCTTTTTCTGATTCACACAAAGAAGCAATAAGTAATGGATTGATTAAGTATTTTTCAGTTATAGAGAATAGAATAAAAAGAGTAAAAGAAATTAGTAATAGAATTCAACTTAAAGGTTATCAGTATAAAAATGGATACTTAAAAATGTCTAATTTTAACCGCAAGTTGTTTTACCGTTCTTCTTATGAAAAGCTAGCTCTTATTATTCTTGATACTAAGTATAATGAAATAAAAGATATTTTCACAGAATGTATTCATATTCCATATAAAAACGCAGATGGTTCAACGCGTGTTTACACTCCTGATATTTTTGTTAAAATGAATAAAGGGAAAGATATACTTATTGAAGTAAAACCAAATTGCTTTGTTAATAATTCTGATGTTGTTAGAAAAACAGAAGCAGGAATTTTTTGGGCAAAGCAAAACAACGTTACGTTTTGTATATGGACTGAAGATATTCTTCATAATAGTAGTTCAACGACTACGTGTTTACAAGAGATTGTAAATGCTACGGTAGTCTACCCACGTGGTAGAAGGTATAGTCTGAACTCAATGGAAACATTGAGAAGGGAGCAGAAATGACTCTCTCGCTTATTAATATTTTAGCGACTTTGTTAATAAGTTTACAAGTAACAGATTGCAAGTTTGAAATTGATCGCTATGGGCTTACTGCTATTGCAGCTGCTGCGACTGGTTCGAGTGCTGCGACAGCGATTGGTACTTGGACTGGTACTCCTACTACTGGTGAGTCTTGGGTATTCAAGAAATACGAGTGGTTGGATAAATTGGAAGTAGGTAATAACAATATTATCAGCAAAACAAAGAGAGCTAATGCTAACTTTATTATCTGCGGTAATAATGTTGCTCGTCTGATTCGTCAGATGGAAGGGCATTTTGTTCCTGCTTCTGGTCTTGATAAGAATATTCCTACTGGTCCATTTGAGTTAGGTACATTGAATGGTCGTATGGTTATACAAGATCCGTTTATGACGACAGATCGTTATATCATGGGATTCCGCGGTGATAACTATCTGTTTGCTGGCGCTATATACGCTCCGTATATTCCGCTGTTTGCAACGCCTACAGTTATTCTTGGAAATCTGCAAGCACAAAAGGGCTTTATGAGTTCTGCTGGTTTCAAGGTAATTAATGCGGGTATGTATACGTATGGTGATATCGATTTGTCCGGTATTTAAAAATTAATAGTTGTGGAGTAGTTTACTAAATATATGTAGCTACTCCACAACATACTATTACGAAAGGTAGAGCAATGATCGAACGTATTGTTAAAGCAAGAAAGAATGTGTCGTTAAAAACACGTATAGATATATACGAATTAGAAAAAGATGAAATTGCAATAATAGGATTTAACAATTTAAAAGAATATAAAACAATAATGAGTTTACATCATGTCATTGGTCCAGCAACTAATGAGGAACTAAGTATATGGAAAAAACAATTTTTACCAATTATACCAAGTAATATAGATAACTTTGATCAAACAATTGTTAAAGAAGTTACAAATATAAAACCAGTAAAACCTATAGTTCCAGTAAAGGTTGAAGAAGTAAAACCTATAGTTCCAGTAAAGATTGAAAAGGTAGAGGCTGAAGAGCCAATTCATGTAAGTGGTATTTCTGTATGTCCTGTTTGTGGAAGAAGGAAAGCAAAAAGCAGAACGTATTGTAAAAAGTGCTCTGAAAAATTAGAAGATAGCAAAGAGTAAATTATGTCTATTACTGTAAATAGTGATTCATCATCATTTGTTGATAAAGATTTAAGTGATTCAATACAGTTAATTTCTTTTGTTGCTGATAAAGAATATATTGTATCTATTCGTGCAGATTTAGGTAGTACAAGTGAATCTACTTCTGGTCCACTAAACACAAACAGTGGTGATACAACTTATATAATCAAAGCAAAAATAACACACACTGATTTATCTGTGTCAGAAACATTTGTAAAGACTGTTACAAAAGAATCTGAATTAACTCAGATTTCATACAACTTTGATAGAACTATATATTTACAAGAGAATGAAACGTTAACAGTGTGGGCTGAGTCAAGCGATGCGACAGATACATCTATTAGTGGTGATATATATATTGCAGCAGTAAGAGCCGCAGGTGGTGGCGCTCTTTTATCAATGGAACGCGCCGATGTTTTAGGTTGGTTAGAAATAGAATTTGCTCCATTAACACTAGCTACTCCTGATGATACTATTTATCAGATTGTAGAAAACGCTATTAGATATTGGAATACACATTCTGCTTATAAAATTAGTCGTGTATATGATTATGATATTACTAACAGCAGATACAGAATGCAGCTAGATACAGATTTTAAAAATGTGTTTGAAGTATATCCAACAACGTCTACTACATGGATATGGAATAATCATCCTATGTGGACATTACTAGGATTAACTATTCTTGATAATGTAACATCTGATTTGATTATAATGTCAGAAGCATTTAAAAATTATAAGAAATATGTTGGATCAAATTTTGCATGGAAATGGGAACGTTCTACAGATTCATCAACTGGCGGTTATTTATATGTAGATAATGTACCATCAGGTGTTAGTTCTTTGTTTGTTGTAGGCAGCAAACGAATTCGCAGTACTGATAGTATTCAAGATGATTATATTCTTGATTGGATACTGAATTATTCAAAAGCTTTGTTGAAACAAATTGAAGGAAACACTTTACGTAAAGGCGATCTTATTGGATTGCACAATGATGGTGGTGATATGATAAGTGAAGGAAAAACTGAACAAGAAGAAATGAAAGAATCACTAGCAAGAGAGGGACGCTGGGCGGCGCTAGCTGCGCGTTTTTGAGAAAGCAGTAAAATGTCTATAGGTACATACAAAAGAACAGTTGAACATAAGAAAAGAATTTGATATATTAAGAGATAAAAGTTCTTTAAGAGATATTTAATGATACAATTTATTAATATTATTATTGAAGCTACTCATGGTGAGATACAGCAAAAGCAGCGTACTATAACAAAGTTGTTTCCACAGTTTCCTGATAGGTTACAAAAAGTAGCAGATAATGGTGGTGTTAAATTAGAAGAAATGGAGCCAGATAAGTGGCACTTTTATGTAGCAAGTGGTACAGAAAAAGGAACAGAGTATCATAATTATGTGAAGTTTGTAAACCTGAAACCATTGCTTCGTAAATATATTGCGAGTGACGCTGTATGGAATAAAGCAGGTAGTGCAGTTGATTATCAAAAGTTAGCACGTTTGTTATTAGATAATATGGATTTAAGATTATTATGCACGTGTCCCGCGTTTCAATATTGGGGATCTGCTTATACATTAAGTCGTTCTAAATATGATGCAAAGTATGGTAGAAGAGAGCGTAGACCTCCAAATATACGAAATCCTAAAGAACATGGTTCTATGTGTAAACATATGCACCAAGTTATGCGCGTGTTACCATTTTATAATAGTACATTCGCAAAATATTTAAAAGAGTATCATAAAACTTATATTGAACAACTTACTAAGAAAGCTTTAAAGCTAAAAGAAAAGCCAGAAGAAGATAAAGAGAAAAAAGAAAAGTAAATCTTTAAGAGATATTTAATATGATAAATATACATGAACTATTACAACGAGTATTTGAAGCAGATATTGTACAACCAGAGCGTCCTCAACCAATAGCTCCACCTGCTCCTAATAGAACTACACCACCTGAGCGTAGAAAAAGTCCTATTAAACCTATACCTGGTAAACATCCAAAACCTAAAGGTAATAAAGATGTAGAGCTGTTTTTAAAGAAACGCGGTATTGTAAATGAGATGGCTTTTGATCCAGGTGCGTTTAAAGATATTACTGATCCAAGCAAACGAGCGTGGATAGAAACCGGTACAGAAGATCTTAGTGAGATATTACCAGATGCAACAGATTCGCAACAAAGTTATCTTGAGATGGTTACATCAAAATCATATATAGAAATGTTAAATCGTGTTGAACGTTATACTGGCTTAAATGTGGATGATATTGATGTTCCTCAATTAATTGGTTTATTGTTTCAATCAATGAATACTGCTGCAGAAATAGAAAAAAACAATATTAATGCTTTAGAAAATATTGCGTTAATGAGCGTATTAAGTTTAGACGAATTTTCAATGGTGAAAGATTTATATGATAACGATGAAGTAAAATTTGATATAGAATTAATGAGTAGAGATAAACCGCTTGATATTGACTTAATGCAGCAGCATGACGAAGAACAAAATCCAGATGATAATGGATTGACAGACAATGAAGAAACAAATCTAGAATTGGCAGATGAGCTTATTAGTTCTGATAACACTAAAATGAAAAGACGTTTAGCAGATCTTTTAATACAAGGAAATGCTGTAAGTAAATTGTATCTATTTAATGTAGTTCGTGATAAATTGAATGCTATAGACGAAAGACTTCCTGCTTTATATGGAATAGCTGCTACAATGACGCAGCTTGGTTATTGGGTAACTCCATTTGGTATTGAAGAAATGTCAGCATCAGCAGAAGAAATGACAGGTGGAGCAGAAGAAGTAATTCCTAGTGGAGATATATACGTAATTAAAGCACGTGGACAAATATTTCCAATGTTAGTGCATGAAATTGTTAAAGGAATATATGAATACATTTCTTTAAACAATGATATTGGTACAGCCAGTGGTGGGTTACGTCAAGAAACCGAAGATATTATTGTTGGACCAGAGATTGCGAAGACATTAAAATCTTATGTTCCACTTGATCAGCAAGAGTTATTGCCATTAGTTCATAAATTATTTTTAGAACTATCACAATCTGATATTAAGAATGTACTCGCAAAAAATTCACAAGGTAAAAGTACTATGGATGAATTGCTTAAACAGGCTGAAGAGCAGTGGGATGAATATAATAAAGAAGAAAATGAGTATGAAGATGAAGGTGAAGAACCCGAAGAGTTTGGAGAACAAGGTGAATAATGAGTGTATATAGTATTGCAAATAATGTTGTTGAAAATATGAAAGTAAAAGAAGCAACTAGTATGAGTAACATTGCATATGTAGCAGGCGGATTTGGAACAGTTAAAACAGCTTTAAAAATATTATCACAAATGAAAGATGATTGGGGAGTTGAAGTATTAGAAGGAGAAGAAGAAACATATAATGTAAAGATAGAAGATTCTTTAATAATATCAGTACCTAAAGATTTGTGGGAAGAATTTGCTATAGAAATGTTTGGTAATAAAATCAATGTAAAAAATATGAATTTAGCAAAATATTTAGAAGAATCTATAGTAGATTGTAATAAAGATTTACTTCGTAAAGTAAAAGCATCTGTAAAAAAATTGTATAAACAAAAACCGTATTCTATTATGGAGAGAAACATAAAAATATGGAGAGCTTTATTTGGAGCAACTCGATTTATTACAACTCCAAAAACATGTATACCTGTAGAATCAAAAATTAAATCTTCTAAGTATCTTTGCAAAACTATTGAAAGTGCTTATGGTAAAGACAGAGGTATGCTTGAAATGCTTTTATCCGCACTGTCTAAAGGGAAAAGTTTAATAGATTTTGATGTGTTTGAAAATTATGATAAAATAACTGGTACTGTTATTTATATTCGTAAAGATAATACTGTTTTTACATATGAATCTTCTATAGATTTAAATGGAAAGTTAACTGAAACAATTAGAGTAACTGATAAAGACGTGCTTGAATCATTAAAAGAATCTAGATTTGGAAGACGAAATAAAAACATTGTTTCACCAAAGGGAGATTTTTTTACAAATAAAGAATTTAAAAACTTTAAAGCAATTATACAGGATGTAAATGATGAAACAAATAACAGAAGCTAAAGACGTCACTATTTACAAGAACTTGCTTCGTCAACTTGGAGATTACGCTACATCAAATCAAATGACTGGTGTATCTAAGTTGTTTCAGCAAGTTATAGATGGTGGAATAAAGGTATTACCAAAAGATGATAGAGCTTTATCAATTATTGATAGAACAATTATATCTGCAGCAAATCCAGCTTCTTCAGTGCAGAAGTTTTTAAATGTACGTTTTTCAGATTTGTCTATTGATTTACGTCCTATTGTTAAAAATGGCCGTAGAAAAGAAGTTGCTTTTTGGTGTCGTAATGGTGAAGTATTTGATAAGGTTTGTGATCTTATTAGCTTTAGTGGTAAGGGCAGATCAGGGTACTGGTGTAATATTCGCGGTGACAAAATGGAACTATTGGATATCAGTTTTGAAGAAGTGGTGGTATAACATGGGTAATCAAATAAATCCAGCTGATTTAATTTCGTACTTAAATGAAAATATTTCTTTTGAATCTAAGAAGCGGGTTAGTGAAACGCGTGGAGAAGGTAGAGGAGTAGGTGGTCCTACACAGCGTGATGGTGGTACGACTGTTTGTGTATGTCCACAATGTGGTAGTGAATGGAATCATCAGAAAGGTACTCCATGTTCACAGCAGCTTTGTCCTACTTGTAATGTTAAACTTCAAGGAAAAGCTTTTCATGAAATAAGCGCACCTATTAATAAAAAGTCTGTTGAATCTAAAACAGAAGAAAGCGCTGAAAAAAAGAAAGAAGAAGCAATTACACTTTCTTTTAACAAGAAAGCAAAAGGAACTGGTTTTACTTTAGAAAAATTAAAAAAAGGTTCGGGATATGAAATAAAGTATGATATTAATTCAGATAATTTTAATAAGAAAACAAAAGAAAGTGCTGAAAAAGAAGAAAAATCTGATACACAAAGTATAGGCATATCTTCCAGTGAATCTGTTTGGCAGTGTAATGAATGTGGAGAGGTACTTGAGTATAGTTATTTAATTGATCCAAAGATTATGATATGTACTGAATGTAACAGTAAATCGCTTACATTAGTATATCCATTACGCGAGCAGAGAGGTGAGAGTGGTCTTCCAGATAAAGAGTATTTCTTTTTGCTTGGAATGATTGATGATAAGATTGATGAGATTACTCGTACAATGTACGATGATTATAAATTTGATAACGCTATTTCACCAGATGCGGTTGTAGAATGGATTATGGATAATAAGTTAGAGGATATTGAAATACTTCGTAAAGAAGATAGATTAGCTGATGCAGCAGAATTTGTAATAGATGCCATGGTTGGCGTAGGAGCGGCCTTGCCAAAAGGAAGTATAGAACCTAAAGAAGAGGAAGAAGCACCAGCTGAGGGTGACCAGGATGATGAGTCAGAACCTGAAGAGCCAGTTGATGAAGAACCAGCACAAAATGATGAAGAAAAACCTGAAGAATCAGTAAAAGAAGCAGATACTGATAATATGAAAGTAATTGCTAGAGGTATTCCTAATAAAGATGCTGCTGAAGATATTGCAAAGAATCACGTTGGCGCAGTTGTATCTACAGACGATAAAGATCCAAAGATGTTGATGGTGTTAATTAAAGAAGTTAATGAAAAAGAAATAAAAGAAAGTTCAGAAAGCACATATACATATAATGTTGAAGTAGAAGTATTTGGTGGACCAAATGGAGTAGAGCAAGTTAATCCATCAGTAAGTATAGATTACATGATTGAACAAGAATATCGTAGTTGGGGCATTAAAGAAATAGAAGTATCTATTATAACTAATCCTATTACATTTTGGATGAAAGATGGAGAAAGGGATATAAAAGTTCAAGTACCTTCTGAAAATATAGATATTGATTGGATGCCAGGAACAGCGTATGTTCCTGATAATATAGAAGTGCATTTAAATGCTGATGGTAAATATGAAAATTGTACTTTAAATATGTACTACTTAAAGAAGTAAAGATATATTGTGGATTATGAATTATATAAAAAATTGTTTTACACAGTAAATGAGCAGACATCTGATTCTAATTATGAACCTTCTCGTGATTTTTTAGATGGAGTAGATAAAATATTTTTGTCTTTTTCAGAAGAAGAGTGCGAATGGATAGAACAAAACCGCTACTTTTTTTCTGCTAGTAAAATGATTGCTGGCAGTAAAAAAAATGAAGATGGAACATATGATTCTAATGTAGATTTAGATTTTAGCAATAAAAAATTTAAAGATGGGAAGTTACCGTTTAAATTAAATAAAGTAAATGGCAGTTTTAAAGTTTTTGATTGTGGATTAACAACATTAGAAGGTTGTCCTAAAATAGTTACTAAATTGTTTAGTTGTTTTAAAAATAATCTTACATCATTAAAAGGAGGTCCTGAAGAAGTTGGAATGCACTATTCTTGCATGGCAAATAAACTTAAATCTTTAGAGTTTCTTCCTAAAAAACTTAGGAGTTTAGATTGTTCAATTAATAAATTACGTTCATTAGATAATTTTGTTCCTAATGAATTATCTTCTTTTAGTTGTTTTAAAAATAATCTTACATCATTAAAAGGTAGCCCAACAAAAATAATTAGTTATTTTGATTGCAGTAGCAATAAACTAACTTCATTAGAAGATGGACCTAGATACGTAGGTGGGGGTTATATTTGTGCAAGAAATAAATTAATATCTTTAAAAGGAGCTCCTAAATCTATTACTGTAAGTGAAGGGTTTAGTAATTTTAATTGTTCGCATAATGAGTTAACATCATTAGAATTTGCTCCACAATACGTATCTGGAACTTTTGATTGTAGTAAAAATAAACTAACTTCTTATGAATTTATACCTAAAAAAGTAAAAAAAGTTATTAGTAAAGGTAATCCAATAACATACGAACAATGGATAAAACAAAATGAGTAAAAAAAATCCAATACAAAGAAAACCATATGAGCCTGATAAAAGTGAATATCAAATAGCGGTAGATTCGCGTAATTACTTCGTGGTAAGTCCAAAAACAATAAACGCTGCTATTTTTTTTGGTAAAGGCACTAATTGGAGTATTTCTACACCTGATTTAAAATACAATACATTATATGATGGATTTATGCTTTTTGAAAAATATTATATTGTAATTAGAAAACACGATGCTAGAAAATGGTTAGTTATAGCGTTTTCTGATGGAGCTACCGAAACTTATGATGAGCACTTTACAAGTATTGATGATTATTTAATGATAATAAAAGCAGTAAATCAAGATATAGATGCTGATAAGCGCAAATAAAATTAATAAATGTTTAATGAATTATACGAAAATTTAGCTTCTGTTTTAGAGAATAATGGGCATGAGTACTCTAATGTTCAGATAACAATAACAGGTGAACTTTCTAAAAAAATGCTTGATTATGGTAAAAGTATACCTGATGAAGAAATTTATACTGATGAGAATGATCCATCGTATGGTAGAGAAAAAGATACACATGTTACTGTGCGGTATGGATTAACAACAGACAATCCATCTGAATTACAAAAAGCTTTTACAGATTTTGGCATAATAAAATTAAAAATGAATAATATATCTGTTTTTGAGACAGATGATTATGCTATAATTAAAATAGATATTGATAGCAATGATTTACATAAAGCGAATGAATTAGTTGGTGAAACAGAAGATGTACCTGGTGAAACATATAAAGAGTACAAACCGCATGCTACAATTGCTTATGTAAAGAAAGGTGCTGGAAAGAAATACATTGATAATAAAACATTTAATGGTGAAGAAATAACTGTTAATACAATTGAATTGAATGATAGGAACGATACTAAACACACGATAAATTTATCTCGAGATATGTCTGCAGAATGTAAGTTGCAGAAGATCCATAAGGCGACTGTGAGTGAAAATGCAGACATTAACGAATTAGATTGGAAAAAGACAGCTAAGGTTGCGGCTGCTACAACAGCAGTAGGATTGGTTGGATTGCTAGGCCAGCAAAAAGCATATAGAAATTATGATAAAGGACTTATAGCGAACCAATCTGCTTCTGCTGTTACTAAATCTGCTGAGCAACCTGAAGTTCAGCAGAAACTGGCAAAGGAAACTAACGTAAATGAAATAGATATAGATAAGATTGCACAAATAGAGTCATCTAATAATCCTACCGCTGTTAATAAAAGAACAGGTACACGCGGGTTATGCCAGTTTATGGAGCCAACTTGGAATGATGTTATTAAAAAGATGAAAGTTGATTGGACATGGGAAGATGCTTTTGATCCTAATAAAAACAGAACAGCAGCTGAGTTTTATATAAACAAAGACATACCACGTATGTTACAATATTATAAGATAGAGGATACAAATGAAACAAGACTTGCGTCTTATAACTGGGGTATTGGTAATGTGAAAAAAGCAGTTCGTAAGTATGGAAAAGATTGGATTAATCACATTCCTACAGAAACTCGTAATTATATTCAGAAGTATAATGCATTACAAGAAGTAATTCAGCATGATGGTGGAAACTTTCAGCACTTTTTTGTTGATGCAAAAGGTTACGCAATACAAGTAGCAAGTCATGTAGAGTATGTAAAGAAAAAACTTGGTACTAATTATGCTGATGAAAAAGCAGTTAATAAGTATATGAAAAAGAATAAACTGATACGTTTAGGGCAGACTGAAGATGTTTTGTTTTTCGTATCAGTTGCCAGTAAAGTAACAGATGTTCAAATAAAAGTATTAAGAAAGCTTCTTCGTTCTGGTACAACATTGTATTACGATATATTTAAAGGAACTAAACGTATTAATTCTGGTTCAGGATTTAAAGAGTTTTTAGAAGATCTTGAATATTATAAAATGTATAAGCCTAAAACAAACGAATCTACTATTGATTTTCCTAGAGAAGATTTACCTACGGAGATATGGACAAAAGAGAATGGTGAATATGTTTTAAGAGATGATGTGTATAATAAGATCGTGAAAACACTGGCACAATATCCTAACGTTGATTTAAATAAATTAGCTACAACGATGCACATAACTGGTTCAATCGGGACTAATCAGCATGATGATGATTGTGATTTGGATGTACATATATTACCATTAGAAGGTAAAGCAGATAATCATTTACAAAAAGATGTATTTAAGTGGTTTAATGAAAACAGAGACAAAATTGATGGATACGTTGGTGAACATCCTATTGAAGTATATATTCAGTTAGATCCACAGCAAGAATTGTTTGCAGATGCGGCGTATGATGTTGGTAATAAGAGATGGTTAAAGGGTCCTAAGAAAGCTGCTTCGTCTTATAATCCGTATGAAGAGTTTAAAGAATTGTTAGTAGATGTAGTAAGTGATGCAGAAGAAGCTGATAAGGTATTGGGTGAACTTAAGCGAGATACAATAGATTATACAACTATTGTTCGCGCGATGCGCTACCTAAGTACAGGTGATAAAGAACACTTACACGATATGCTATTATCAAAGTCGGTTGAGATTGATGCAGATATACGTGCGTTGATTAAACAAAAAGGAGAGTGGACAAACGCTCGCCATATGTCATCGCAAGCCACACCCGAAGATGCCTTAAAAGATGTAGACATTGCTAAAAGATGGAAAGATGAAAATGCAAAATTTAAATTTATGAATCGCTACAATTACGTCAAGCTTATAAAAGATCTTGAAGATATGATTAAAGATGAAGAGCTTTCTGATAGAGAAATAAATCTTATACAAAGAACTTTAACATGAAAAAATTAATTGAACAACTTGAAAAATGTGTTACTGAAATAAATCCTATAAGTGAAAAGGTGAAAATTTATGGATAAGTTAGTTGAATATCTTATTAAAGAAGTAGAGAAGCAAGCTTCAGATGAAGAGTTTTTAGATAAAGTTGTTGATGGAACATACACATTAAACTCTGATGGCAGTTATGATGTAGTTGGTAATGTAAAAGTGTTTAAAACGCAATCAACTTTTATTTTTGTAAAATTTAGAAAAGTAAGTGGAAATTTTATTTGTAGTTATAATGACTTAACAACATTAGAAGGCGCACCTAAAGAAGTAGGTGGAAATTTTACTTGTAACAACAATATCTTAACAACATTAGAAGGCGCACCTAAAGAAGTAGGTGGAAATTTTACTTGTAGTTATAATGACTTAACAACATTAGAAGGCGCACCTAAAGAAGTAGGTGGAAATTTTACTTGTAGTTATAATGACTTAACAACATTAGAAGGCGCACCTAAAGAAGTAGGTGGAAATTTTACTTGTAAAAACAATTACTTAACAACATTAGAAGGCGCACCTAAAGAAGTAGGTGGAAATTTTACTTGTAAAAACAATGACTTAACAACATTAGAAGGATTAAATTATGTTAAAGGTAAAATTATTTATAATAATAATCCTATGAATTGTGAAGAAGAAATAAAAAAGCACAAACAAAGAAAAGCATCACTTAGAGATATATAAAATGTCTAAAATGATTCCTAATAGATCTATTGCAGCGTTTAGAAATTTTAATGACGTAAGCGTAAATAATTTCGGCTTTGAAGTAGATTTGTATATACCTAATAATGTATACGCAGATGTTGAAGATAATGATGCGTACTCTAAACCTGGAGATTACGAATACGATCATTATACTGCTATGGTATTTATAGATTGGTCGCCAAACATATATAGATTACGAAATATTGGTATGTATACAGAAGGTGAGTTACCTATACTAGCTCGTTTTAAAACAACAGCGACTAATGATACAGGCGTGTCTGAAAGTGTTGATATTGTAAGGCATAGTTATATTAAGGTACCAACACAGTACGTGCCTGATAAAACGAGTGTCACTGATGAGTTTGATATAGTAGATGTATTGACATTTAATATGCATGATGCGGCGTTAGCTAAACAGTACAAGTTGGCGCCAAGGAGAACGTTAGACTAATGCAGAAAGTAACAAACTTAACGAATGAAAGTATACATTTATATATTTCAGGAATGGTTAAGCTAATTCTTGGTCCACATGAGAGTATAACTGTGGATATTAGTGGTATAATGAATTTGCCTGAAATACGCTCTAAGATTTTGATTGGTGAAAACTTGACAGAAGTAAATCCAGTAAGTGGAAAGATGCCTTTGTATGGATAAGTTAATTAAACAATTAATCGATGAAATGGCAAAATCCAGTAAAAAAACATTAGCTCAAATGGATTTAAAAGAAATTCCAGAGATAAGTAAAGTGAAACATTTAAATCAATTAGCTGTGTGGGCAGCTAGACTTGGTTATCCAGAGCTTATTCATCTTGCATTAGATAATGGAGCTAAGTTAGAACAAAAAGATATTGAACAATTAGCTATGCACGCGCTAAGATATAAATCTATTCCTATGGCTGAAATAGCAGCAGATTTAGGTTGGGACAAAGATATGGATATTGCTGATGATAGAGCTGGATTAGATTCTGAAAATATTGATTGGCAAATAAAAAAGTGTAAAAATAATAAAACATCAAATATTGATTTTTACATATGGTTACGTGATAAATTTAATATAGTACCACTTGGTAGTTTAAGAGATATTTAATGTCGAGTAGTTTTTTAAAATGTATCGATGAAGGTTTGCGAGCATTATTGTTCACAAAGTTTCAAACCATAATGGGTTTAACAGCGTCAAATGACGCAGAAGAAACGTCTGTTATTATATTCCCAAAACGTGTAGCACAACGTATGATGGCAGAAAAGAGAGGACGCCACGAACTAGAGTTTATAAATTTATGGAGATCAACTGAGCAGTTTGATTGGAGTAGACAAAGAAGTTTTGTTGCACGTAATGGAATGCATTTAGAATATACGGATAGCAACACTAATTCAATTGTTACAATAAAAGGTATTCCAGTTGTACTTCCATATAGTATTTGGTTTTGGAGTACGGATTTTGATAAACTTAATAATGTAAAAATAGAATATTTATTTTGGCAGCATGAGAATCCATATTTAAGTTTATCTTATAATGATAGTTACCCTGTTGAAATGGACTTACATTTTGGAGATATTGTTGATGAGTCTGATATTGAAAATATGTTTAATGTAGGTAAGTATCATGTAATTATGATGCCTATAACTATAGATGGTTGGGTGTTTAAAACTACAAATCCTGGCGTAGTACAGAAAATTGTGGTTACTATATATGATCAAGATAGCATTGAAGATAGAACTGAATTTTTAGCTTCTCCAAATACAGAGTTGCAGTTGTATCAAGAAGAAATAGAAGAATAATATAAGGAGTTATATAATGGGCTTTTATATGTCACCCGGTGTTTATAGTAAAGAGAAAGATATTTCTAATATCATTCCTACCATTTCGTCTACTACAGCTGCTTTAGTTGGATGTTCTGTAAAGGGTAGTTTAGATGTTACGAGTGTTACTAATTCTCAGCAGTTTATAGAAGAGTATGGTAAACCTGTACCAGGAAATTATTTCCACTATACTGCATTAGCATTTTTAGAAAACGGAAATAGTTTATACTGTAAACGGGTAATTAATGCAGCACTATACGGTGGAATGGATGTGTATGAAGCAGATGCTGGAACAAATATAGCATTTACTTCTGGTGAAACAACTGCTGAGTTTACCTATGCATCTTCAGAAGATGAAGTAATATTGCAAATATTTGGTAAAGATCCAGGTGTGTGGGATAATCGTATTAGTATTAATATTGGAAATGTTCAAGAAACTATAGATACTACATATAAAGATAGTGATGAAGAAGATATCGCACTTCCAACTGTTGAACAGTATACATTTAGTATTGAAGTATGGTATGAGAACGATGAAGGAACAGATGAATTAGTTGAATCATGGAAAGTTAGTCGTAAAACAAAAACAGATGGTAATGGACGACAGCTATATCTTGAAGATGTAATAAATGGTTATAGTAAATATATTCTTGTATATGATAATACAGATATTGCTGATACAAGTTTACCTGAAAGTAATGGTACATTAGGTGTTGTAACAGACGCAGTTACTTTAGGTGGTGGAAGTGATGGTGGTACAGTTACAGCGGCTGCTAAAGTTTTAGGATGGACAGAATTTGAAAATCCAGATGATGTAGATATTCGAATTATGTTAAACGGCGGTGAAACAGATGTATCTGTTCAAACTGAAATGAAGCGCGTTGCAGAAGCTCGTAAAGATTGTTTTGCTATTTTAGATATACCGTATGCACAACTTTCTAGTATTACGAATATGCTTACATGGAGAATGAGTACGCAAAATTTTGATTCTAGTTACACAGCTTTATATGCACCGTGGGTAAAAGCTTATGATGCGTATAATGATGTGCTTCTCGAATTGCCGCCTTCTGGATATGTTGGTTCGCAGTATGTTTATAATGATTTTAATGCTGAAGTGTGGTACGCCCCTGCTGGTCATACTCGAGGTAAATTAAATGTATTAAGTTTGACAGATGTATTTACACAAGGTGAGCGTGATCAATTATATCCAAGACAAATTAATCCACTACAAACATTCCGTGGTCGTGGTAATGTTATATGGGGACAAAAAACACAGCAGTTTAAAGCATCCGCACTTAGTAGTGTCAATGTTCGTAGGCTTTTGATTATAATAGAAAAAGCAGTAGCTATTGCAATGCAGGACTTTGTGTTTGAACCAAATAATGATTTGACGCGTTTTAAAGTTGAAGCAGTTATTACTGAATATATGGATAATCTTTCAGCAAAAGGAGCGTTTCAAACTGAAGCTGGTGATGATGGATATGCAGTAATATGTAATACGACAAACAATACGCCTGCGATTATTGATTTAAATGAACTACATGTAGATATATTTGTAAAGCCTTCACGCGCCGCAGAGTATATTCAGTTACAAACTATTATCACACCGACTGGAGCATCATTTAATGAGTTAATAAGTCGTGGAGTTTTGTTATAATTAATATAGGAGAAGTATAATGTCCAAAATGTCTACCGATAATCTTCGTAACAATCTAACAAATCTGCAAAGAACTTATCTTTGGGATGTACTTATTCCAAATCCTTTAGGTGGTGGAGATCCTGATACGATTTCTATTCGCGCAAGGGCGATGCCATTACCAGGTTGGAGCTTTGGTCAAATACTTGTACCGTATAAACAAAGTCCAGGTGTTGTATATCCAGGTAAATTGGCATTTTCACATGATTGGGTGTGTACATTTATTGAAGGTGAAGATCATGCAGTATTTGATATTATTTATGACTGGCGTCAGTTAATTGTACATGATAAAACAAATATAGGTACGACAGATGTTGCAATTAAAAGTGATATTTATTTAAAGCTATTGAAAACTGACGGTGACGAAAGTATGAAAATTCGTATGGTTGGTTGTTTTCCAAGAATAGGTGATGATGTTCCTATGTCATATGATGATGAGAGTACAGTGCTATATTCGGTAACTTGGTCATACGATCGCTGGGAAAAAGTAGCAGAATAATATGAGTTTATCAGATATAGTAAAAGCCAATATTCCTGGTGTAAGTAATCCGCGTGCACTACTTGATAATTTTGTTGGTGGTGCGAAGACAACTATATTTGACAGTACATTTGGTTTTAATAAAACATTACCAATGCAGCGAACGTATAATTGGGATATATTTATGTGGTTTACATATAATGGTATTCCAGGTCCGCTGTTATCAAAATACTGTCAGAGTATCAAATTTGGTAATTACAATATAGCAGATGTAACAGAGTTTAAAACTGGAGCATTTAAACAGTTTTACGCGGGTTTGTTTTCTATTGACTCTGTAACTATGTCTTTTGTTGTACCAATACCTGATATGATTACAAGTTTTTTCTTAGGATGGCGAAACCATATTGTTGATGAAATGGGAAATTATGGGTTAAAATCGAATTACTCTCATAATATTTATATTCTTTTAAATAATTTAACGGGAATACCATTTAGTAGAGTACGTTTAGAAGGGGCGTTTCCTAGAACGTACCCTGTTGCAGATTTATCATATGAAAATGAAGGACTACTTAAATATAATATAGATATTTCAGTAGATAAAATTAAACCGTTAACTGGACCAACAGTTGTAAAGGATATTATTGGCGCAGTTATCTAGAACAATGGAGCAGAACAATGAACAATAACCTTGAATACCAAGTCATAAAGTTGCCTTCTAAATGCATTCCATATAAAGATGTAGATCCAGCGTCTATACAAATACGGCCACTAAAGGCAAAAGATGAAGCACTAATTGCTGAAATTAATGATAATAATATTGAGCGTAAAACAAAAATACTATTTGATAGTGTTTTGCTTGGTATAAAATCAAAAGATTTAACTTTAGGTGATCGATTATACTTGCTATTATGGGAAATGATGAACTCATACAATGATGAAATAGAAGTACAATTTGTATGCGATACTTGTTTTGAAAAAATTCGCAATTATCCTATTAAAATATCTGAAATAAATTCAGTTGAGCTTTCTGATTCATACGAAGAACCATATACAATAAATTTATCATGTACAAATATTAATACAAGATTAATGCGTATATCAGATGAAATAGAAATAGCATTATTTACTAAATCTAAAAATAATACATATTTATATCAGTACGCTTTAACTATTATTGATGATAAATTAAATACATTAGAAAAAGTAAAAATTCTTGAAGAATTAGATACAAAAGATCTTGCGAAAATACGAGCATTTCATGAACAGTTTGCGCATGGTCCTGATATGATTATTAAATATGTTTGTCCTATATGTAATGAGGAGGGAAGCTTTATATTACCCTTTCAGTTCAGTACATTTTTTCCGCAAGGTGAAGCCCTTATCAGAAATTTTGGAAATAGAGTTTAAATTAATGTATCAATTACATATGTCAAGATATGATTTTGCAAATAGTTTTACGCGTGATATTACATGGATATGTAACAGACTTGAAGTACAGAAGGCAAAAGAAAAAGAAGCAAGAAAGTAAATTGTGGCAAAACGTAAAGTAGTAAAATCTGAATATAGTAAATGGGGTCCATCAGGACTTGATTTATATACATTAGAAACTCTACAAGATATTCAACGTAAAATGACAAAAGACACATTGCCATATTTAAAGTTAATAATAGATCAATATGGTGATGCAGATTTAGGTAAACAAGCTAAAATTTTACATAATAAAGCAAAAGCATCTGTTGCTATAATTTCAAAAATGCGTGGATTATATGGCAAATCTGCAACAAAAGATGAAATTGAAAAGCTTGTTACATTATTAGATGATTTATCTGTAGGTATTTCTGTTTTAAATGATAACGTTGATCCTGTTAATGAAAATATAGAGCAACTGCAAGAAGCACTAACAGAAACGCATACTAAAATAGCAGAATTTGCTAGTAAAGGAATGGAAATATCGCAACAAGCTCATAAGCATAGACTTAAAGATGCTGCCTGGTCTGCAATAAAAGGTATGGGAGCTCGCGCACTATACTCTTTTATAGGTTATAGTGGAGCCGCTGCTTATGGTATGGGTAAAAAAGCAATTGGTGGATGGAAAGAAGGTAAACAAGCCAGAAAAAAAGCAGCTTTAGAAACATCTTTGAATGTGAGTAGTGCTTTTGGTGGTGGAGAATTTGACAAAAGTAATTTTGGTGGTGGAGGAGGTATAGGCGGTAGTGGAATTAACGTAGCTGCTACTGCAGTTTCAATTGGAATGCATATGTTTTATCAAAAAGGTGCGTATTCTGCACATTACACACGTGAAATGATGAAACATATACGCCATATGTCTGGCGCGCCTTGGGGAATTACTGGAGATGCTTATGGTCTTACAAGTACAGTAGAAAGTGTAAAAGATACAGTAGAAGTAGCAATAGGAACAGCTGCTTCAAGAATAATTGGTGGTTCAATATCAAAATCAATACTTGGTTTTTTAGGAAAAGCAGGATTAGTAACAGTTGTTGCAGGAACAGCATATCTTCTTGGTAGCAAATATATTGCACCATACGCTGTTAAAGGTGTAGATGCTTTATTTGATTGGGTGTTTCCAGCAAACGATCCAGCTGGGATTAACCCAAAAAAACCTAGCGCTAACGATGTAATTGTTTTAAGTCCACTTCAAGCAATGCAACAATTTCCCAGTATGGTAACAGATCCAAATAGTTCTTTTGTTATTCCAAATAGCTTAAGCAATACTGGATTAACTCAAGAACAAATTAGTACAGCAGTAACAGGAAATTCAAAAGATTTTATAAAACAAAATAGTTCAGTAGATAATGTTCCATCAAGAGTATGGGAAGAAATGGCAAACACACTTAAAAAAATAAGTATTAATACTGATCCAAATAATCCATATGTAAATAAGCAAAGTGTTTTTCCAGAACCAAGTAATATTAGTGAATTTTCAGAACCGAGTAATTAACTATGGCAGATAAAGATATATTTGAAATTAGAAATTATAAAGTTAATACAGAATCAGTAGATGATCCTAAAGATGTAAATACAAAAACAGATGAATCAGAAATTGTTGGCAGCGCTTGGATGGAAAATAAGATATCTGAAAATTATCTTGTAAAAATATATAGTTCAGCACTTAATTGCGAAGTAGTTGGAGTATTACAAGATAACTTTGTTGAAGAAGTTGCGAGTAGTTGGAACCCTATTGCCGGATTTGAAAGAGCAAAAAATATTGGAAATAGTCTTGTTTTTCAAAAAATCTTTGGTGTCGTTGGTGTTGTTCCATGGATGTCAAGAAGAAAATGGGAAGGTACCACTCCAGTATCAATTACACTAAATTTAATGTTCCAAGCAAATTCTAATCCAATGAATGAAGTAGTTAAACCATGTTTACGATTAAAACAAATGGTATTGCCTGGGCATGGAACTAAATATAAAGAAGGTAAAACAGATGATAAGAGTTATTTTCTTGTACCACCTGGTCCATCTCCGATAGGGTGGTTCGAAGAAAATAATGCTAAAACAGATCAAATAGAAATATCAATAGGAAATCTTGTTACATATGAAAGCGTCATAGTTAAAAATGTAAGAACAGAAATAGAACCTAAGTTTGATAAAAACGGAAATCCAATTATGGCAAAAGCCACTATTGGTTTTGAATCATATGAGATTATGACGAAAGATAGTATAGGTAGTGCGTACGGAAATAAAAGCTTACCTACTGGTTTTTTAGAAGAAGCTAATACTACTATAAATGGATCTAAATAATGAAAGAAACGTTAAGAGCAATAGTTATGTTTTTGTTTGTTTTACCGACACTTTTAATAGTAGGAACTATACTTGGTTCAGCTGTAGCTCCAGTAATAGGTACTATTATTGGTTTTGTGAGTGGTATTGTTATTTTTTGTAAGTGGCTAGATGATGGTTTTGGCAGTTTGTTTTTTGATGATTAAAAATGGATTATTAGTAATATGAATAGAACAAGATTTTTTAATAAAGCAATTGTTACACGTAAAGAATATTCTGTATCGTGGAAAGCGATAAATGATAGTGGTAAACTTATTTCTAAAACGAGAGTATACAGTTCTAAAAGTAATTTAAATACAAAAATAGTAAGTTTACGTAGTACATTAGATGGTGAAAAAGGTGAAGAAATAATTACTATTAATTTAGATATTGAAAAGAAAGTAAAAGAATTAGATTTTATTGATAATAATCTTTCTAACTTTTCTATTAATTTTGATCCTATTTATTATCGATTAAGCTCTAGTGATAGAAAACGACCAGATATAATTAGTTTTAATAATTATGAAACTGTAAAATATTGGTGGCTAACTTGTTTAGTAAATGGTATAGAAGATCCTTTTTTTGAAACAGTAATTGGTAAAGTAATGATTATACCAGATATACAAGATATTTTTTCTTTTTACAGAAATCACGCAGTAAGATAATATGGTTGATATTGCAGGGACATACCATTTACGATTAACATTTAACAATGGAAAGCTTGTTGTGGAGCTTAATCCACAAGCGATTCATATATTTGAAATAACACAGGAAATTAATAATTTACTTCCTACGGTTATACTAGAAGTAGAAGAACCAAACGGTGAAATTGGAATGCTTTTGCCATTTGATAATAAGCTTGCAAATATGCAAGTAGAATTTTGTGGTGCTAAAAATATAAATGATTCAGAAGAGTACAATCAGTTTAACTTTGTTATTACTAAAAAAATAACAATAAGTGATGGTAGACTTCGTTTAGAAGGAGAATTAAGTATACATGGATTATTTTCTCCAAAGCATAGTCGTGGTTTTCCAATATCAGGAACTACAGATATTACAATAAAAAAGTATATAGAAAAAATTGCAACAACCGAAATATCTATATTTAGCAATACTGAAGATCGAAGTAATAAGTATATTAATGCAGAAGTAAGTTCGTATTTAGAATATGAAAAAACTTTAATACAACCACGATGGACTAATGCACAATTTTTAAAATATTTACGTGACAATATTATTGGTACAGTAGATGAAGCTGGATTTTTTTGTTTTGTTTGTGTAAAGAATAGAAAAACAACACTCGTTTTTAAATCTGCACGAGATTTTTATGATGAGCCAATTAGTCAACGTTTTGTTGTATATGATGAAATTCGTAAAGGAAGTTTTCCTGTTTATAAATTTTTATCATACGATTATTTTAATGGCGGTAATAAAGAACTTAAAAGTAAACAAGAATATTCTTATTACAACTATAATGATACAGAATACGTAGATGCATATGTAGATTATACAACATATCATTCTTTATCTAAACATATACTGATTGATAAAAATGAAGATACAAATTCAAACGATATCGATAATCTTGGACGATCAAATGATTTTACATCAGATTTTCTTGGAAAGATAAAAGGTGCTTATACTAAAAAGTTGTTAGGATTATCTCGTTTTTGGATAACGACAGATGGTTTACAAAATATTACTCCAGGTAAGCTTGTTTATATTCATTTTCCTGCAAAAGTGATGCAAGAAGAAGCGATCGTAATTACATATAGCGGATATTGGATGATTGAAAAAGTTGTACACGCATTTAGAGATGTTTATTTGACACGTTTATTATTAACACGACCTGGAATTGATACTGCGATGGATACAGAATTATTAGTTGCTCCAGTATTTAAAGTAGATCAATCTAAAGAAGTACTGAAAACGCAAAAAGCGCAAAATAAATCGCAAAAGCGAATATCTACATCATCTGATATGGACATAATAACATAATGGATAGTGTTGAAAAAATTTATGGTAACTATCGTGGAAAAGTACTTGGTACAGATAGTAGTGAATCGTCAAAATCTGGTCGTATTAAGGTAGAAGTATATCCATTTTTTGAAAGCATTGATAAAGATTTTATTCCATGGGCAGTTCCTGCTATGCCCCTGTTTGATGGTGCAGGAAGCGGATACGGTTGTTTAAGTATACCTACTGTTGGATCATACGTGTGGGTATTTTTTGAAGCGGGAGATATTTACCAGCCCGTTTATTTTGCAGAAGCGCAAACTCCTGATGTTGGAATACCATCAGAAGCATCTACAAATTACCCTAAAAGAAAAGTGTTAAAAACAAGCGGCGGTGTTACAATATATATTGATGATACTAGTGATTCTATTGTTATAGAAAATGATGAAGGTAATAAAATACAAATAGATGATGAAATTTTATTAACTCATTCTAGTGGCGCAAAAATAGTAATAGATAGCTCTGGTAATATAGAAGTTAATGGAACCAGCTTATTATTGACTAATGCTATAGGATCTGGTTATATTGATATAGACGCGGCTGGTGCAATGATTATAGAGGGCGTCACTGTCAACGTAAATCCATAAGGTTTTATATGGCTAAAGCAATAACAATATTTCCAAGTGATTTGAGATTTACAGAAGGACCAGATGGAGATATACTTTTTTCTGGTCAAGATGGCAGATTTAAAGTAGCTGGAGAAGAAGTTGCTGTATGTGTTCCTGGAGCAAAACAAGTAGATCCAGATAATCATACAAAAAGACATTTAAATCCTGTTACTGTTAGAACGTTTTGTAATGGTTATCCAATCTGTACTGGAGGTCTTCCTAATGCTAATGCCGCTTATGTGCTGTACTATAGTCCTTCAAAAACATCGTATATAACATCACCACAAAAAGTTCCTGATCCTAAAGTGTACGTGGAGTAAATTATGGCAGTATCAAGTACAAGTATAGGTGTAGTGTGGAGTGAACTTGATCATCGTTTTGAAAAAGATATAAGAGGTAGGTTAAAAAAGGCGATTAATTTTGATGCACTAGTTAGTTCTATAGATAATATTTTACGAACTGGACGAGGTGAACGAGTTATGCTTCCGTCTTTTGGATTAGGTTTAACAAATGTGTTTGAACCAATGAGTAAGTTATCTGGTGCTCAATATGCAAGAAAGATAAAAGAAGCGATTACACGTTGGGATGATCGTATTATTATACACGCAGTAGATTGTGTACAGCGACCAAATCAATCGCAAGTAGAATTTAAAATACAATTAGGTGTACGCGGTTTTTCCGAAATATTTGAGCACAAACTTACTACATCTATTGGAGATTAGTGATGGGCAATCTTTTAAATTACACAAACTATGATTTTGAGGATTTAGTTGAGCAACTTCAAAATCGATTAAAAACAAGAAAATCATGGATAGATACATATCGTTCTGGTACAGGCCAAATGATGATAGAATTCTATGCATATGTAGCTAATCTTGTTTTATATTATTTAGAACGGCGCGCAGAAGAATGTTTTATTGATACAGCTCAACTTCGTTCAAGTGTTATCAATTTAGTTAAACTACTAAACTATTTGCCAAAGCGCCAAACATCTTCGTTAGGTACACTAACTTTTTCTGTATCTTCTGCACACACTGTTGATATTATATTACCTGCAAAAACAGTTATTAAAACTGGAGATGATTTGTATTTCTTTGTAGGTAAAAAAGAAACAGATGATACATCTGGAGATTATACAGGAAATATTGTTGGTGCTAGTACGTTACTTACTGGTGAAACATCAGTTACAGTAAATGCAATTCAAGGTGAAGTTATTGAAAAAGAAATTATTTCTGATGGATCTGCAAGTCAAAATTATAATATAGAAGAAACAAATGTAGAGAATGATTTGTTCGCCGTGTTTGTAGACAGCATTGCTTGGACACAAGTATCTAGTTTTGTTAGTTCAGAATCTGATGATTCTCATTATATGATACGGCAAAATAAAGATAACTCATTGCGTATTATTTTTGGTGATGGTATTAAAGGTGATATTCCTGATGAAGATTCTGTTGTAAAACTTCAATACGTTTTAACAGATGGGTTAGATGGAAATGTTTACACTGGTGATTCTATCATAAATATTGTAAGTACGATTTATGATACAGATAGTAATACCGTTTCTGATATTAGTGTAACAAATTCTTCTACAGTTGATGCTGTTTCTGGAAACATTCAGGGTGCTTTTGTTGGTGGTGATGAAGAAGAATCAATTGAAGAAATAAAATACGAAGCACCACGAGTATTTGCTACTGGCGATAGACTTATTACAAAAGCAGATTTTATAGCAGTTATAGAAAATTATAGTGGTGTTGGTAGTGCAAATGTATGGGGAGAATACGAAGAAGATGATGATGCTGCATATTATAATCATCGAATTAATTTATGTATTTTGATGCAAGAAAATGATGACAACGATTGGCCAAATCCTACTACAGCATTTAAGACAGAATTAACTGATTACTTGTACCTTAAATCTGTAATGACTGTAAAATATGAATACGTTGTTGCTGTTCAATTAAATGTAATACCTACACTTACATTAGTTGTTTCTAAAAATTATTCTATTACACAGGCTCAAGCTGACATTAATACATTAATGACTGATCAATTTGAATTGGGTGTCACGACTAAGCTGGGCACTGCTCTACGATATTCTAACTTAGTTAACTTAGTAGATTCATTAGATGCTGTCTCCTATCACCAGCTAATTCTGGAGATACGCAAAGATCTTGTAGAAGATTATGGTTCAAATGGGGAGTACGGTGAAGCACTAGATGCAGTTAGTGTTAAGAAAAGAAGCGTTCGAGTATTTGTAGATGATGGTACAACGGAAACACAAGTAGCAATGGACGATGGAGATGGTGCGTTAACAACAACAGATGAAGATTCTGAGTCATTTTCTGATTATACTGTAACAGGAACAGTAGATTATACAACAGGCGTAATTGAGCTAGATATTGATCCAGATCCATCTTCTTTATTTTCAATGTTTGTACGATATCAGCAAGATTCTGCTGATTACCCGTTTAATGAAGGTGATATTGTTCCAACGTATAGACAAATTAGTAAACTTTATGACGTAGAATTTGCATCTGTAACACAAGCGAGTTAAATATGAGTATTATAAAAAAACACAAATTTTTCGAAGGACTTTGGGAAATTACATATACTAATAAAGATGGTGAAGAAGTTTGGAAAAAAACAATACAAAATGCATTAGTTGATCAAGGTGAATATATTCTTTTAAGTACTTTTTTTAGAAATTATCTTTCTCCAGCTTCTTTTTATATTGGATTAGCTAATGGAGATATGAATGATGAAAGTACGCTTACTAGAATACCAAATGAACCAACTGTTGCTGGATATTCTAGACAAACTTTAGGTAGATCTGTTTCTAATTTTCCTTTAATGGAAAAAATAGACGGAGATTGGGCAATACGAACTGGTGCAATAACATTTACAGCAGGAGCTGTTGCAATTGGTCCAGTAGATAAAGCGTTTATGGCAACAGGAAGTGCTGGTTCAGGATATTTAATTAGTTATGTTTCTATGCCAGCTGGAGAAGTTACAGTACAACCAGGTGATTCTCTTAGTTTTTACATACGTATAAAGGCAATGTAAAATGAGATTAGAATTTGAAATAATTGCAGATAAGTCTAGGTCGCTTGATTTACTTCAGTTGATTCCGTCAAAGTTTCATAATAGTGAAATGCTGAAAGACCTTATCGTTGAACTAAATCCATTAATTGGTGGATGGCTTCAAAGTATTGAAGATATAAGTAAGCTGCTTGATCCAGATGAAGTTAGTTTTGAATATTTACATCATCTTGGAAATCTGCTTGGAATAGAATTGCCTGATCCAGAAGAATCAAATGAAACAGCACTACGAAAAGAGTTAATAAATGCAGTTGATTGGTTTAAATTAAAAGGTACATATGATGCGTTTAAAATAATCGCATATGTTATGAATATAGAAGCTGATTTTTACGATATGTACACAGCAGATTATTCTACATTTTATACAAAAGAATGGTTTGTTGGTGATGAAGATGAAAATCCAACTGGATTAGATTCAACATATTATAAATCACCACATTTTGGATTTGAAATATCATTAGAGCGCATTCGCGAAATTGTTGATGGTGTAGAATATTTATGGAAAGCAGGAACACTTGCAAATTTAATTAAATATGTAGAGCAAATTAGACCAGCTCATACTGTTCCACATTATATACTTCGTTTGGAATTACCTATTAATCCTCCATCACCCACATATCGATCATACATTGGTACATCAGAATCAGATTTAATTGATGAAGATTACGGTTGTGATCCTGATTCTGGTATAGCTTGGCATCGGTATAAAGATACAACACCAAGAAATAGATTTGATGAACGATTTACAGAAGAAGGGCGAGTTGTTCGTTTTGATGATAGTACTAACTTATGGCGATTTGATTCACATGATAGTTCGGTTATAACAGATGTAGCAACATGGAAAGTTGGTACAGGAAATAAAGTATCTGGATGTACTCTTAGAACCAGTTTAATGCTAGCTACAGATTTTGATTTAGAAACAGTGGTTGATTCAGGACTTTCTACAGATTCTGAATTTGCATTAGATACAGATGCTGATGGAAATACAATATACTATGTAATTGATGATGCTACATATGTTATGATGTATTTAACATTACAAGGATCTGCATCATTACATGGGTTATCTGAAGCAGCATTATATGGTGGTGCTGGTGAATTGCTATATGCATGGTTATTTCCAAACGTTGATGCAGAAGCTGGATTAGAAGTTAAATTGCCATTTACAATATTTATATAAGAGGTAAGTTGTCATGAGTGATGCTGCTAGTATTGGAACTAATTTTAATGTTGCCACTAGGTATTATGATTTTGTAGATTCTGATAAAGTCAACAGAAGGTTTAATAATATACGGCCAGTGGGTGTGTATTCTGGCGGATTGATGTATTACAGTGGTAGTAATATTATTATATCACCGTTAGTTTGCGAAGTTGGATATACTACAGGAGGAGTATATTATCAAATTCGATTTGAAACAACTGCTGCTGTTACATTAACACAAAGTGTTGCTGCAAATAAATATATTGTAGTAAGATGGACACGAGCAGAAGCCTATGCTACAGATATACCAACAATAGTAGCTGATACAGAAATTAAAACTAATGATGTAGTATTAGGTATTGGTGATTTAAATGGTACAAGTATTAGTTATTGGGAAAGCGCTAGTGCAAAAAGAACTAATCCAGATCTTTCAGAGTATAAACTTAAAGTTGTGCCTAGTCCAATTGGTGGTAGAAATGTAGTCATTCTTGGTGGATATGCTGAATTTGATAGCGGTATTGTATATGTGCGTACACAAGATTATTTAATAAATACTTCTGGCACGGTATATGTATTTGCAGCAGTTACTAGTGCAGGACAACTTGATGAATATGGTGTTAACGAATTAGTCGCAGGTGAAATAGAAGATGAAGCAACAACAGGATCATTGCATAAAGCAAGTATACTATTAGCACAAATAAGTAGTGATGCAGCTATTGTTAGTAGTTCTATTACAGATATGCACGCGTATTTAAAAGCAACACCACGTACATGGGTTTCAGATTGGATTGCGGTAACTTCTGAAGGTCATTACGATGGAGCTGTGTCTGGAGTAACAGATGAAGCAGGTAATGCAATTGATTTAACTCATGATCTTGGTAGTAATGTTGTTACAATAAATATGTTATGGTGTTATGATTCAAATAGTCCAGCATCAAATGGTAAACCAAGTGGAAGTGTATGGACTGGACCTAATATAACGGCAGTGCATCAACAACACGGAGTTTACTTACAAGGAAGCACTAGTCTTGAACGCGGAATAATACTTACAGATATAAGTACTACTACATTTGTTTTACAATGTTTAAAAAACAGTGTTGCTTCATCTTGGGAAGCAGATGGTGATGTAGATAATAATATTAAATACGCATGGGTTAAACTTATACTTACACGGGTTCAATAATGAGTGCAAAAAAATATAATGTTTGTTGTGAATATATTGTAAAAGAAGAAGAGATTCTTGTATTTACTGATCCTACTTCATCAACTACCACAACTACCACAACTACAACTACAACCACTACGACCACCACAACTACGACTACAACTACCACAACTACGACTACAACTACCACAACTACGACTACAACTACCACAACTACAACATCTTCTACAACAACTCCTACAACAACTCCATATATACCTACTTTATGCTGTCCTGATTCTATAGAACAACCATTTATAATGCCAACAAGTACATGTAGTGAAAGTGAATGTTTGTTTGAATGTGAATATTATTCGTTTATTTCTTCATGTGAGAGTTTCGGACATCCAAACGAAGAAATGTGTTGCGCAGAATTTACTTGTGAATATGATGAAAGTTACTGTTATAAAATAGATGATTGTTGGAGTGTTTGGTGTATTGATCCTGAATGTTGGATTTGTATTCAAGAAATGCTTTATAATACATGTGTTGATTGTATTATTATTGATTAATACTAGGAGATTTAAATGCTTTCATGTCAAGATATACATAAAAGAGAAGGAGTGTTTATTTGTAAAATAGCTGCTAATATTACAGGTATTCCTGTAGGATGTACTGAAAATTTATGTAATATCTGTAATGGAACTAATCAAGATGTTATAAAAAAAGTTTGTTTACTTGGAATGAAAATTGGAATAATTCATCCTATAAATAAATTAAAAGAAAGAGGAAGATTTATATCAAAAGAAAAAGAATTAGAGTGGGAAGATACAGTTTTAAAAGCTAGAGAATTTTATACTTTATTAAAAGAAGTCCGTAATGATAATAAAAAGGCTAAATCTGAAATGCAAGGAACTTTATTAATAGCAGCTAAACATGGTGTAAATGAAATTAGTTTAATGAATATAACTAAAGATTTAAAATTAGATAATAAAGGAAGTATTTAATGAGTTTTTCTGATGAATTAAAATCAGCTATAAAAGCACATAATGAAGGAAGAACGCCCAGTATTCAAAAAATGGGTATAAATTATGCACAATATATGACATCAAAATATATACGTAAATTGTTAGGTAAAGAAACTAAAGCAAATTCTAAAGATTATAAACAAAAAATGGAAATATGCAAAAATTGTTCTGATGGAGTTGAAGAAGAAGATGGAAAAATACGATGCAAGTACTGTGGGTGTAATATGGGTGAAAAAAATAAATACGTATATTCTATATGTAAACATCCAAATGGATCAAAGTTTATGTTAGATGATTTAGTTAGTATAATTATTCCAGTGTATAATGAACCATATATAGAAAAGACAATAGATAGTTTATTTGAAACAGCAATAGGACAAATAGAAGTAATAGTAGTAATTGATGGAACAAAAGAAAAAATTAAAAAAAGAGAAGGAGTAAAAATAGTTAGACTTAAAAAAAATATGGGTGAACGTTATGTAGTTAATAAAGGAGTTAAAAAAGCTTCTGGAAAATATTTATTCAGAGTAGATGCACATTGTAAAATGGACACAATTGGTTGGGATTTAAAATTAAAAGAAGTATGCGAAGAAAAAACAATAGTTACATGTAGATTATTAGCATTAAATAAAAAAGCGTGGAAAAATGATGTGAATCATTATTACGGTTTTGTTTATATGAGTACAGATTTTGAAGAAAAATGGAATAATGGAGATATGAAAATAATTCCATATTCAAAAGATGTATATGAGCAGATGTGTTTTACTGGATGTGGTTGGATGATTCGTAAAGATTATTATTGGGAATTAGGTGGTCATGATGAAGCACTATACCGTTTTGGCAGAATTGGTCCAGAATGGTGTTTAAAAACATGGTTAACTGGAGGAAAAATATTATATAGAGATGATATTTGGCTTGGACATTCATTTACAGAAGCAGATGAAAATGGAGAATATCCACCAGATCCAGTTCATGGACCAAATGTTATAAAAGTATCACAAGATTTGTGGCATAAATGGGTTTTACAATATCAACCAAATCAAATTCACGGTATAGAATGGCTGATTGGAAAATTTGAACCAACTGGATGGGAAAAATCTCATATAAGTGTAGCATTAACTCCTGTAGGAATAACTATACAAAGAACCATAAAAGTAGAACAAAAAAGTGATTGATGATTTCAAATAATTTACAAGTTACAGTTATTTGTTTAACTTATGGTGATCATAAGCGTTTAACTGAAGAAGCAATACAATCTGTTTTATTACAAAATTATCCTTATGTACATTTTATGCTATGTAATACTCACATTGATCCTGTTGTAATTAATACAAAACATCAAAATATTACTATTTTTAATATAAAAGATGTTTTTACTACGTTACGTGCTAAATATTTATACATGCTAAAAAAAATAACAACTCCTTTTTGGTGCGTTTTAGATGATGACGATATTATATTACCTCATTTTATTTCCGTGTTAGTGCGTTCATTCAAAAAACAACAAGTAGCTATAAGCAGCGAAGAAAAACTTTTACGAATTGGATATAATCACCATTATTTTATGAATTCAAATAAAATAACAAAGCGTAATGCAACTTGGACATCATATATATATGAAAAACCAAATAATTTTTTATTAAATTATTTACAAAATTCGTTAAATACAGATAAAAAAGTGAATGGCTTTGATCAAATTTTATTTAATTGGAAGAATTGGAATACGCTAGATTCAATAAAAGAAAAAATATGTGGTTATATTTACCGTTGGGGAACAGGCTCTTTTCATATTTCTGGTTCTGGAGGGCACAAAGAAGTGTATGATATAAATAGAAAAAAAGTAAGCACAAATAGAATAAAAGAATCTTTTCAACCGCATTGGGATATAGATTATAATAAAAAAATATTAGAATGGGAAAATTTATAAAAAATAATTTTATTTTACTTTTTTATTTTTCAGTGTATAATTAATATAAAGTAGAACTATGAACATAGTATTTCCAAAAAATAATGGTCAACATTATTATAATATACATTATAGATATATATTAAATATTTTACGTAATATTCCAGAAGTAAACATTTCATTAACTGAACTTCCTGAAGATTTAGGCAATACTGCCTTTAAATGTTATATAGACGGTAAATTAGTTATCTTTAGTTTTACTGATAATATGTATCGTTTTGGAAATTCAGAACAAACAGCATTAAATTTAATTACTGATATTCCAATATTTAAATTTCATTACGGTGTTGATAATAACTTTTCAGATAACGTTATACCTTTTACACCAGTGAGTTTTCATAATTGGAAAGTGTTTTTTGAAAATGCTAATGAAATTAACTATAGTTGCAATTCAAATATTATATTAAATAATCAAGCTCTTTCTGGTGGAGCGAAACAAAGACGAGAATTTGTCAGAGTATTATTAAAACAAAAGTATATGGATTTAGTTGATATTTCAATATATCCAAAATTAGATTATTGGAAAAAAATTAATAACTGTCTTGTTTCTGTATGTGTTCCTGGTTATTGTAATAATATGTTAGATCGAGGTCATATTCAGTTTATGGCTTTTGGTGCATGTACCATATCTCCACACTTACCTGAAATTCTTCCTTTTAATGCTACTTTAATTCCTGATGTTCATTATATAATGTGTAAAGATGATTATTCAGATCTTATAAGTAAAATTGAATGGTGTAAAAATAATACGTCTTCTTGTGTTGAAATCGGTAATGCTGCTAGCAAATTATTTAATCAGATTGGAACTCCTAATAATCTTTGGAATTGGATAATTAAAAATGTCTGATAGTATATACGTTATTGGTGGTGGACCATCTTTATTGAATTTTGATTTTAATCGTCTTAGATACAAAAATACTATTGTTATAAACAACGCTATTTTTAATGTTCCATTAGCTAATTATTTTATTACACTGGATTATACATTTTTCAGAAAAATAGATATATCAAAGTTTAATGCATATAAAACAAAAGAAAATATTTTCGTGTATAATTTTTCTAATTCTGATTTACAACAAGCAGAAACTGGAGTATTTGATTCGCGATGTAAAATAAAATATGACTTTACAAATAAACAAATAAATTCATTTGTATCTAGTAATGAAGTAACTGGCTTTGGTTATTCATATGAAGATTTTAGAAATGGAGATAACAGTGGATATTGCGGTTTACAACTTGCAATTATATTAGGATACAAAGAAATAAAACTACTGGGATTTGATTTAAATTTTAGCGAAAACATAACGCATTTTCATACTAATTATAGAACAAACGCAGTAAGATTTAAAGATAAATTAGATATGTATTACAAAACTTTTGTAACTGGTTTATCTCAATTACATGGTACTGATATCAATGTTTATTCATTAACAGAAAATGGAAGATTAAATAACGTTATACCATATATATCTGTTGAGGATGATTTATGAATGTTGTAACTATTACTGGAATACGCCCTGATTTTATAAGAATGTCTGAAATATTTAAGAAATTAGATAAAAATTTCAAACATACGCTTATTCATACAGGTCAGCATTATGATAAGATGTTATCAGAAATATTTTTTCATGAATTAGATATACGAAAACCAGATTATCAGTTAACTATGGGTGGAGCTAATAAAGAACATTTTCATCAACTGAGCTATTTATCTACAGCTATTATAGAATTATTTAGATCTGAAAATATAAAACCAGATATAGTTTTATTTTTAGGTGATTCTAATTCTGTGTGTGCAGCATTACCATTAAAAAAAGAAGGATACAGAATTGGTCACATAGAAGCAGGTATGCGAAGTGGTGATAAGCGTATGCTAGAAGAAATAAACAGAATTACATGTGATCATTGTAGTGATATTTTGTTTACATATCATAATAATTATACAACTAATTTAATACGTGAAAACATAAGTAGTTGTAATATTTACAACGTTGGCAATAATATTGTAGAACCATGTAAGAAAATTATAGATAAATATTTAATTGAACCAGTTACGTGTGATTACATATTAGTAGATATACATAGACCAGAAAATTTTCTGTACAAAAATCGATTAGTAAAAATAATAGAATTTGTAAAAGAAGCATCATATAAGTTTAAAGTGCCTATTAAGATGGTGAGGTTTAAACGTACGTTTGAGTGTATTGAAAAATATAATATTGATATGAGTGGAATTGACGTATATGGTCTTATGTCATATGTGAACTTCATTAAGGCACAGTATAATAGTTTATTTATAATATCAGACTCCGGCACTGCTCAGGAGGAACCAGCCCTATTAAACACGCCTGTATTAGTTCCGCGTGATTACACAGAAAGACCAGAATCTATAGAGCACAATTGTTCTAAAATGGTAGATGTATTTAATGATACTAATAAATATATGTCATTACAGTGGATTTCTAGTCAGTTAAATGTTTCAAGAATAGATTCATCGTGGTTAGGCAACGGGTGTACATCCGATTTAATTGTAGAACGGTTAAAAAGATAATGTTGTCAATATTAATCACATCATTTAATAGATCACAACTTTTAACTATACATTTAAATCGATTAGTTGAACAAGTAAAGAATTTTGAATATGAAATTATTGTAATAAATGATGGTATTGAAGATGAAACAAAAAAACTGTGCGATAAATATACAGATAAATTAAATATTAAATACTTATTTACAGGACAAAGAAATGATAATGGATTAATATGGAGAGTTCCTGGTTTTCCTCTTAATATTGGTTTTAAGTACTGTTGCGGAGAATACGTAATTATTACATGTGCTGAGATGTACCCAGTTGAAGATGATGTAATACAATGTATATATGATACATTAGTAAGCAACCCCCGTTGTCTTGTACACACTGAAGGTAGAATGGATGGTGGTAGATACTTACGTAATCTTATACAAAACAATAATCATAGTCAAGAAATATATGATAATCTTATGAGTTTACATACACAATATCCGTTTTACGTAGGTTTACCTAAAAAAGAAGCATTAGATATAGGCGGATACGATGAAGATTTCACAGGTGTTGGATGGGATGATACAGATTTTATAAGAAGATTAGTACAAAATGGAAGTAAATGGGAATTTGTGTATAGAAAAGTAGTACATTTAAAGCATAAAAGAAAACGCGTTATAGGTTGTCCAGCGTGGAAATATAATGAAGCACTTTATAAGCATAGAGAAAATGTAATTGTTAGAAATACTGGGCGTGAATGGGGCGTGTTATGAAAATGTCTATATTAATAACTTGTTTTCAAAGAAGTCATTTATTACGCTGGCATTTTGATCGTTTAATAAAACAGCATGGTATAGAAGATTGTGAAATAATTGTATTAAATGATGGAATACAAGATAGTACTGAACAGGTGTGTATAGAATTTAATGATAGATTAAATATAAAATACATTTTTACAGGACAACGAAATACTCCAACTATAAAATGGAGAATTCCTGGATTTTGTTTAAATGTAGGAATAAAACAAGCTTCTTATGATTTTATGATAATTAGTTGCGCTGAAATGTATTTAGTTGAAGATGATATAATACAAGCAATATTTGATACATTATCAATAAACAGTAGACAACTTGTTATTACTGAAGGTAAAGAAGATAGAAAAAGATATTTTCTTAAATATTTAGAACAAACAAACGGTATGTATAGTGCAAATATATATAATAAATTATGTGGATTAGGTACATTTCTTCCATTTTATATGGGTTTGTCAAAAAATGAGTTGATGCATATTGGGGGATTTGACGAAGATTTTATTGGTAATGCTTGGGATGATAACGATATAATAAGTAGACTTCAAAAAGTTGGATGTATGTATAATAAACTTGATAATAAACATGTTGTTCATTTATATCATAAAAGAAGGCACTCTATGGTTGGTCACGACATTAATAAAAAATTATATGAAGATAGAATAAATACAATA